ACACCTCGATGAATCTGTCTCTTGCCAAATCGCAAATCTGATTATGAGGCGTTTTGTTTAACTGCTCTATATCCATTTGTATAGAATTAAAAATTAATGTACTCTATCAATATAACTGAAGTAAGTTTCCACGTTAATCTTTTCACCTTTAGAGTTAACTCTTTCGTAATGACGTGGAATGTTACCGAGCTTTCTTCCCTCGCCTTCCATATAGTCGAGATAGATAGCTCTAGCCGCCAGGGCTCTAGCATGATTTGTGTCGAGTTCCATCAGACAGGAATGAACCTCTCTCAGATGGACCACGGCAGCAGCTTCGCCCGGCGGCATAGATGCGATGATTTCGTTGATTCTACTCATTCTGATTCTCTTTGTTTTCCGGAGAGGAAGCTGACTTATATTCGAAGACATCCATCAGCTTTGTCTCGTTAAGTCCTACGACATCGTAATCAATCATGGTCTTGCCCATCACCTCGTCGATATAACGCAAGGCACGAGCCAACGACTTAGACTGAACCAGATAAACCACGTTAGAACGCTTCTCCTTCTCACTCTTCTCGTCAATGGTGATAAACTGAAGCTTTGCCGAGAACCACTTGTCGTCATCATCCTTATCGGAGAAGAAAATCTCACTAAAGTTGGCCTTCTTTGTACTAGGAACCTTGGTCTCTCCGTGACTATAAAGAGCCATCTCCTTGATGATAGATGCTTCTGCCTCTGTGCAAGACAGAGCCTCCACGATGTACGACTCGGTAACGACCTTCTCAGAGCCGTCTTCCATACATTTCTGATACTTAATCTTGGTTTCGAACCAAGATGCTGAACGACTTCTCATTACTCACCCTCCTCAATTATTTTCAACAACATACGGAGACCTTCAACACCTGGCATCTCTCCGCTTTTTACTTTCTCCTTGAGCTCATCAAGCTTCTTGATCTTGTCGAGGTAAGCGTTCTTCTGCGCTTTGAGTCGCTTTGTGATACCCAGCTCCGGGTTGTCACTGAGGATGATATCCAATGCGACGTTGGCGAAGAGTTCAGTATTCTTCTCCTTCTTGCGTTCATCATCAAACTCGTCTACATCACGAGTAAACTGATTAGTTCCATCGATAACTCTCTTAAGCTCAATGTAATCAGAAGGCTTCGTCGAGATGCCGAATGCACTGTCAACAAGAGCCTGCTTGTCAATTACTACACTGACGATAATTTTGTCTTTGTCCATAATTTAAAATATTTAGAATAAACTACTAGTCTTCCTTATCCAACCCTAGTGCATGTGCAACCATTCCTACGACGGCGAACATCAGCACTGTGAATATCAGGCATTTTACTAATACTATCATAATTAAGTCTCCTTAAAGTCTAATGGCAAGATGGCGGAAGAGATTCTAATCTCCACCGCCATCACTGCCAAAAGCAACAAAAATAAACTATATAACAATAAAACACTTATACCTTATTTTATAATGGTGCAGTCAGACGGTGGATAATCAACAATCTTCCACTCATTCATCTTTATCTTGATAGCCTTGCGGAATATCACGACAGACTCGCCGTTGTGACGTTTCCTGTTGTGAGCGATAAGCCTTGCCACAACAGCCTTTGTAGTTATCGAGAACTCTCTGAGCTTAGAGGTGTAGAGGCTCTTGACATCGCATATCACAACCTTGTCTCCTTCCCTGTAAACGAAGTCGGCAGTATAGTTATGCCCGTAAAGCAGTGACCTTCTCTCATACTTGACCTTAGTCTTGAGCTGCTTTGGTTTCAGCATCCATACCGGGTTGATGGCCGTGATGGTTACCTGTCTGTGTATGCAGCTTATGCCAGGATCATCGAGGATGGTCTGCATGTACAAGTACTCTTCTCTGGAATCGTATTCGTTCCCATCGGGAGCGTAATACTTCTTCGACCCTACTCGTCCCATGCTGCTCCTGCCTCCTTTCCGGGATTCTTCAGCAGCTTCTGGAACGCCTCGGCTCCAAACCTCTGCCATTTGCCACTATTGAACTGCACAAGGTATTCTCCCTTTCGTAGTTCTGGTTTTCCGTCCGTGTAGCCAGGAAGCAGCTTAACAACGATATTGCCATCATGCCACTGCTCGACACGTTCGACGCATTCCTGCTTAAGGAGCTCGTTAACCGTCTCCTTTCGTACTCTTATAGTCTTTTTCACTTTCATCTACAGAAAGCCTCTCCGGTTAGCCCACCACGCAAGGCAGGAGAGGTGATGCACGTGGTGATACAATATGAATACATTACTAAATAGCCCACGTCAAGAATCGGGAGGAGGTTGGCTTAACAACCTCGCTCCCTTTCTAACCAATAAAAAATTTAAAAAACGTTTGGTAAACACATTGAGCTACATGCAGGACTCGAACCTGCGACCCCTTGGGTACAAATCAAGTGCTCTGACCAACTGAGCTAATGTAGCGGATACCTCCTACTTTCACAAGCAAGAGGAAAATCTAAGAATGTTTTCATTTTCATATAATCATCATAATGGAATACACTCTGAACGCTTTCAGAGGAACAATGATAAAATAAATACAAAAAATTTACCTACTTGTGAAGCCCAGGAGAGATTCAAACTCCCAACCTCGCGGATACCACGGCTCTATTCAGTTGAGCTACTGGGCTTTCCATTTCAACCAATTTAAAATTTTACGAAAAACGAAAAGAGCTTATAGGGGTGGAGGATGGACTCGCACCATCGACATCCTGCATTTATAACAGGCGCTCTAGCTACTGAGCTACTCCACTTGATTTAGAACGAATATAATCTATTACACGAAAGCTCTTTTAAAAGCAGCCTACCCTCACGGGCGAGCTGCCTACATGTATCAATCTTTTTCACCTTATTTTAACTTGAAGAAAACTGTTGTTGCAGGTGCAGAACTCGAATCTGCGACCTTTGGCTCATGAGGCCAACGAGCTAGCCAACTGCTCCAACCTGCGATATGACAGCCTATTCTCACGAACGGGCTGCGAAGGAAACAATTCATATAAGTTGAATATATAATATCAACAGAATGAAACAAACAATCATTTATTTGGAGACGATGAAGGACTCGAACCTCCATCTCACGACGATAAGAACGGTATCATCTAGTTGTCGCTGTGCTTCCATTTACACCAATCGCCTCAGCAAGAACCTCAAGTCTATGTATTCTACACCTTATATATAATATAAGAGGCTTGCCAACGCCAACCATTCTCGATGGTGGACTTGCATGGCCATAGGGTTCTTTGACTCTCCGGTGCCGGGGTTATAGGTCCAGACACCTTCGGCCAGAGATTTACATCTTCTTCTCATTGATCCTCCGCTTACCACGACAATTCTTCGTTCCGTGGCAGTTCGGCGGATGGGAAATTTATGAAAGAGTAAATCATGTCTAACTGGTCTTCCGTGCTACGTGCGTTCCTTCTGGGCATCTTCGCTATAGGTTCCCGACCTGAGATAATTAAATCCGCTCTACCCGTACTATCTTACACGTACACTAACGCTATAATGCGCTATATGTCCAATATGTCAAAGAACTACTTCTCCTATCCTTTTAGAACCTCTACTGATGCAAGATTGTAGCTGCACGGACTACATACTTTATTAGGTAAGGACTTACCTTTGCACCGTTCGAGATACATACGAAACGGATTTTGTAAGAGAGTGTGGACGAAAAGGGATTCGAACCCTTGACCCTCGGTTTAGGAAACCGATGCTCTATCCCACTGAGCTACTCATCCAAAATGGGGCGCAAACGAAATGGTTAAAGCCCGCCCCATCACTCATCGCTATGAGTCTATAAAAATATAAAACTATATTAAAACTAACCTATCACCCTCACGGGCCACGGCATAAAGCATGAATAACTAAAACTTACTATTATTAACTAACAACCTTATTCTTCTCTATCATCTTGCGGACATCAGACACCTTGTAGAATACAGTGTTACGCACCTTATAGTAAGGCAGGATGCCTGCTTCCCTCAGATCCTTGATGTACTCTTTGCTGACTCCTCCAAGGTATGCCAGGATTGTCTTATTGGTCAGGAATTCCTGGTCTACTTCCTTCAACGAGATAATTTTTTCCACCACGTCGATACCGACCTTCGTGTGACACTTCGGTGACATAGGCTATATGGTATATCTGTCACGTAAAAGACTTGCTGCTTTCGATAGTTTTCCAATTAGCTCCATCACACCTTTTCGACTAAGCATAATATGGGTTGACGGTCGATCTTCTCCATCTAAGTCCATATCATCGTTATCGAATATCTCTAAGCAAACGTAATCATTCGCAACTTGCGTTGGATTCATATTTTCATCAACACCAAACGTTGTTACTGTAGAAACTTCGTATTCTGCTTCATTAAACTCAGAACACCCGCCAATCAAATACTGCTCGCAGAAATTTTCCTTGCGGAACTTATCATTAATTTCTTCCTGTGTCATATTTCTATCTATTTAAATTCCAATAAGCCTTGTTTTGTTTCCTCCTTTGGCTTGTAGCCAAGTTTATTAAGAAGTTTCCTAATAAAATCAAGCCCCTTCTGATAAACCAAGGTTTTGATAAATATTCTAATTTCAGATCCACAATTCTTTTTGGTTTCGATAGTGCGGAAATAACCTGCATCAATGTACTTCTGATAAGGACTATTATTAGATTGCAAAACTTTCTGCTCTCGCAGTATTGCAAACAACTTATTCCTTCCAACAGCCACGTAATTCAGAGTACTTGAAACGGCTTTCATTTCAACCGCATCCTTACTCTCAGCTACGGATTCAAAGAATTCAACCTTCGGAGCATCTTCCCTAGCCTTAGCTTCAAGCTTCAACCTCTGTTCGTACTGATCCGCCCACGCTCTCGCCGCTTCGGCAGGATTCGAGAAGTTTGGCATAACGATTTCGCTCTTGCGGGCTTGATTTTCCAGTTCCTCCCAACGCAACACGAGTTTCGCTCTTGCCTCGTCATTGAACTTTGTGGCAACATACAAACATTCTGTCTTGTTGAGAACGTAACAAGGAACGTCCTTGTATCCTCCGTTAGGCTGAGCCTGCTTATATGATGACAACGCAAAATTGCGTTCTGATACTTTCACCCACGCTTCTTCCATATTTCGGATACTTCTCATAACATCAGCATGTCGCATCCCAGTCACCTCAGCTATATCAAGCGAGGTCATTGTTTCTTTTCTAGCTATTTCCTCCATACTTTAATCTTTTAAAGTTTACTACTCAACCGGAACCGCCTCGATGACCAGCGTCTTGTTTTCGAAGTTAGCCTTTGTCTTGTATCTTGCCACGCCTTCAGGCGGTTCGGTCTTACCTAGCAGCCAAGCATACTGTCGAGCCGACATGATAGCTTTGGCGTTATCGAGTACAAATACCTCGATTTTTCCAGGCTTTATGCCTAAAATGTCTGCCTTTGTCAACTTTTTCATCTTGCTTTATTTATTATTAACTATAAATATTTGGAGGAGTCGCAGAAAAGTCGTATATTTGCAGTGCTAATGTAAGATACGGCATTTTCGGTCGCTTCGGCCTCCGTTTGTGTCAGTGTTGTTTTATTGCTTTAACTGAATCACGAGTGCAAAGGTACAAAAACTTCGGTAAACTACCTAATTTTTCGGTAAAATACTTCGGTATATTACCGAACTTTAATGTTTCATGTGATTATAATTACGAATATAAAACTAAAAGGAGTTATGGGAACATTAAATTCGGTACAAGAAAGATTAGATTACCTCATCAAGATTAAGAAGATGAGTGAAAACGCCTTCATGAAAGCTACCGGTACGAACAACATCGGTAAGATGAGAAGCGGAAAGCTATCAATATCTGAGGGGACGATTAGCAAAATATGCAACTCTCTTGGAGTCAGTTATAGCTGGTTGAAGTATGGAAGCGGAAGCATGAACGAAAATATGGTAATTCACCTAAGTGACGAAGCGCATCGAAAGATGGATGAATCCATTAAAGAGGCATTCATGAACGGCATGCCAATGCCTCAACTTATAAATACAGGCAATGTAGGCGACAATAGTCAGAACATAACTACAGGTTCTGAACGGGCAAAAGAGCGAGAAGAGCAGTCTTTAATAGACAAGAATGCCCAACTCATTCAGATCATCAATGCACAGAACGAGACTATAAAGTCTAAGGACAGCGAGATTCGTCTTCTCAGGAAGATTCTTGCTGATAACGGAATCGAAGTGTAATATTTAAACATTAAGATTATGGAAGGTTTTATTTATATAATAGTGTTCGTGTGCGCAATATTGAACATCATATTGTTCTTCAAGGTATGGAGAATGACAAATGACGTTCATGCGCTAAGGGAAAAATACGCACCCGAAAACAAAGAGAAAGGAAAGTTCGATGGTGTACCTGCGACTTGGGATGAAGTTGACGAAAACGACCCACGTTACAGAACGACGTAGGTACATTCGTGAGCAATATGCAAGTAATAGAAAATAAGAATTTATAAATAGTTGAAAATAAGAGACTTATAGAATTAAGATGATTACAGTACAGAATTGGGCATTCTAAGTCTGTAAGTCTCTGTATATCAGCAATAGTAGTAAAATAACAATCCTTTTATTTTACAGAAAAATGCTACAAAAAGGTAATTTAAGGTAGTTTGAGGTTACTTTTTGCAAGTAATATGCAAGTGTGGTTTACCTGTAGATTGAAGGATTACAAAAGAAATCATCGCTATGAAGGTATATGTAGAGTCAAAGACAAACAAGGTGTTTTTCTCAGTAACCCACATGACGAAGAGGTTCTACGTCTACACCGGGTTGCAGACAACCGAGAAGTTCAGTGGCATGGTGTTCCCGAAGTCAGACAAGTCAGCGAAAGCGAAGACCAGAAGACTTGCAGAACTGTATGCCAAGTGTGAGAGCTATATCCTCGACCATCATGATGAGTCGCCGGATATGATGAAGGAGCATCTGAAGGAGATTTGTACGGGAGCAAAGAAAGAAGATAAGTCTCCTTTCCTCAGTTTCATGAAGGCATTCGCTGAGACAAGAGAGAGACCGAATACCAGGAGAAGCTACGAGAGAACCTACCGATGCATAGAGGCATACGACGGTAAGTGCAGTTTCAGCACCATAACCAAGGACTGGATTGAGGGATTCATCAGGCATGAGATGGATAAGGGAAGGAAGATCAACGGAATCTCGAATGACATCACCCACATCAAGGCAATCTTCAAGAAGGCCATCGATGATGGCAAGACGCAGAACTTTCCGTTCCACTCCATCAAGCTCAAAAAGGAGGAAACCAGGAAGCGCTGTCTGTCACTTGAGCAGATGAGAGAGCTTAGGGATGCCAAATTACACGGCAAGCAGGCTCTGTACCGCGATTTCTTCATGTTGGGGTTCTATCTCATAGGTATCAACGTTTCTGACCTTCTGACGCTAAAGAAGGAGGATTTCCGCAACGGAAGAATAAGTTACTACCGAAATAAGACCGGTAGGCTGTACGATATCAAGGTGGAGCCAGAGGCTATGGAGATAATAAGCAGATACCGCAGCAGAAAGCCGCAGTACCTGCTCAGATTCTTCGAGGATGCAGGAACCTTCGATGTGGACCACTTCACGAACAACATGAACCGTACGCTGAGAAGGATTGGCCCGAAGGACCCTAGGGATATGAGAAAGTCGTCGCCTCACCCTATCGACAGTAAGATGTCAACGTACTACAACAGGCATAGCTGGGCGACGTTTGCGTCAGAGATAGGTATTCCGCTCGAAACAATCGGTCGAGCACTGGGCCACTCCGTATGGGACAATACTGTAACCGCAGTATATGTCAAGTACGACAAAAAGACCATAGACGAGGCGAACCGAAAAGTCATCGACTATCTGAACGGTTAACAAGTAAAATCCCCACGCCATCGGTAAATGACGTGGGGAAAGTTGTTTTATGGCAAGTATCTATTTGTAGAGTTCGCTAAGTTCCTTGTCAAGTTCAACGATTTTATCGGAAATCTCATATTCCTCCTTCTCTTCATGATTCATCGCATCAACAAGTTGTCTCGATGTTATCTTGCGCTTGCAGTAATTGACCTTGGCGCGTTCGCATTTCCATCTTTCCCGCCACAGCTTCATCAGTAGTGTATAGAAGTTTACGAGCTTGCTCTTTTTGGCAATCTCTAGATGGGCTGATTCCAGTTCACTCTCAGTATCCTTCAGCTTCCAGTTAGCTTCAATCAGCTCCTTCTTCAGTTTCTCGTTACAGCGAAGGGTGTAGCAGACTTCAGAAACGAGGAAAGTCATGATGAAGCAATCTGCAAATATATTCCAAAAACCAAGGAACGCCTCCGCAATACAGACGCAAGTCCCGAGGATGATGCATACGACTAAGATGTCAATGCGGTCGAAAATCATTTTTAATCTTTCTTTCATACGCTACAAATCGTTTTTATAATTATTGGTTACAATCCAGAAGCTCATTCCGATGTTGAATATCAGCAGGAGAACAATGATAACCCAGTACTGACCGTCTGTAAGCTCGATGGTAAGATAATCAAAATCCTCGAAGTTCTTTCTGTGCCATTCCTTTTCTACAATCGGACCGATGTACTCGGCGTAATTTTCGAGATTTACAGGATTGCTCATAAACCAGTCTCTACTCTTAACGCCTACGACCGGGCTATCACACCATGAAAATGCGTTGCACCACTTGACATTCTTGTTTTTGTCAATACCGACGCACACGACAAGCTCATTCTTGTTGCCGCCCTGCCAGTATGAGCGCTGCTTTTCAACGATTTCTTCCGGCTTGTTCGTAAAGAACAGGACGAACACCCTAAACTGCTTCCGCTCGCCATAGTATCCGTTCAGCCATCTCATCGCCTTCTCCTGATTCTTCGGTATCTTCAGTCCAAGTACAGGATTCTGGTCATAAAGAACGATATTCGGATACTCGAACAATCCAAGCTTGCGTGCCTGCTGATAATCAATATCCTCAAACTTGAAAATAGAACGTGAGGCTTTCACTTTATTCTTATAATCGTGCTCGGAAGATAATGTGTACGAGTTTTCAATGGAGCCATCCCACGCCCATTCCTGAGCATCACCATCCTTAGTGTAGTAATCCCTGTGCATATCAATGAACACGCTATGGGTTCCAAGAATCTTTCTGACTACATTAAACTCGTTGTCGGTCATGAAGTATTCCTCTTTATTTCTAGCATCGAAATAAGTCCAACGTTCAGGGTGATTGTCAACATACGAGCAATCATACGTTTCCGTACGTTGATGCTTTCCGCTTCCAACGGTCCTTGTACACGTTCGGTGTATGTACTCATTCCAGGCATCGTAATGACGGATTCTTGTCACGTAGCTTCCGAGATACTCCGTGTCAGCAGCATTGGACTGCTTGAACACGAACTCCATGAGGATGCCTATGAGGATGGATGGAACAATGAGTACGGCGTATTCCCACCAGGTGGTCTGCTTCCTGAAGAAAATCAACAGGAAAGCAGCAACCACGAATGGGATTAGAAATATGAATATTTCCATAAGCCGTTACTTCTTGAACAGGTCTACGTCGTTATCCTCTCCAAGCTGCATGATCATCTTTGTCTTGGATGAGGAGATGACCTTGTATTCGATAGGCTTGGTATCAGAGATGAACCACTTCGCCGGATATGTCTTTACGAGCGTCTCGTGCTCACGGATGATATCGAGCATTCTCTCCTGCGATGTCTGGAACTCGGAACGCTGAATCTCTATGGACTGCATGAGGTCCTTGTAGAGCGAAACGTCGAAGTTAGGGTTGCTTTCCTGAATCCATTTCATAAGCGAGCCGTCTCCCTTTGAGTATCTGCCCTCAATGAGCTTCGGATAGATGGACTCGAATGAAGACTTGTATTCATCCGTAACCTGTGCCTTCTGCTGAAGAACCTTCCACATCTTGTCGTGAACACCCTCAATCTTGCCACGCTGAGCCTCTGACTGCTGGCGAAGTGAGATTTCCTGGTTGTTGTAATGGAAATAACAACCGATAACTGAACCTGCGGCGAGTACTACTATTGCGAGTACTGATGCCAAAATAATGTTTTTTACACTCATATTTTAAATATTAAAAATTATCCACTAGAACAGCTCCTTGATTCTTCGGAAGTCCTCACCCTCTGGAACCGGGCAATCCTTCACACACTCCATGTCCTTCACCTTCCACATAGACAGGTCGATGTCCTTAGGGAGAAGAGCCTTCATGTCTGCGAAGAGGTTGAGACGGAGAGAACAGTCAGGGTCGAAACAGTCGTTGAGCTCTCCATTTCTCTTCTGCTCAAGCATCTTTGCGTTGATGTCGATAAACTCTTCAACATCCACCTTCTTGTGAGGCGTGAGGCAGATTCCGTCGAACTCGTAGCTGCAATCTCTGAGAATATCGAAATCGAAGAACGCAGTATAGAGGTAGAATGTCGATTCCGGAAGGCCCATGGCGTATTGCGTCGCCTTGATGCCTCCGACAAGCCATGTTGTCAAATGGCTGCTACCAAGCAGCAGCGGTTCTCCACCAGTTATACTAATCTCATCATAGTCCAATCTGTCAACTACCGGAATCTTCTCGAAGTCGAACTGGTTGTTGCAGCACATAGGACACTTGTTGTGACACTTTGCAGTCACCAGCAATCTTAGTTTCTTGTTCATAATACCAATATTTTGTTTATGTATATAACACCTCTATACCCATAAGAAATATGGGATAGCCAAGCGAGCAGAACCTTAATTTTTATCAACTACAATATATATAATATACTATAGTAGTTCGTACTCCTTGTAAAGCCAGCACAAGTCTTCTGATACCCACAGAGCTTTGCTCGTTATGGTTGGCTTTTCTGATATGGGCACCCGTCGTGAGGTGACACGTTGCGGGATTTACACAACCATAATGTAACTTACCTGACAGAGCAGTTTTATATATCGGTCGATAACTCCGAAGAGGACTGCACGGATTGAACCTCGTATGTCTTTGCTTGAAACTTTGAGATAGGGTAAAGAAAAACCCTATCCGCCGTCTGGGTCACGCTCCAAACTTTGGATAGGGTATATCATTGTAGTTGAACTAATCAACTTCTAGATAAAACTTATTTATTTGCTAGCGCGTGACTTCTAACAAGCACTGCAAAGATACGACGATTATTCTTACTCTCCAAATGCCTGATTTGTGTCAAAAATCTGCTCATTCAAGTAAAAAGTAAAAACAAAACTCTCGAAAGTGCTGATTTAACTATGCATTTCGATTGAAGTAAAAACAATATTTTGTGTCATTCATTAAAGTATAGAATATTTACATTAACCCTTTTTAAGGAAAAAGTGCGTTTTTCGGTGTGTTTTTAGTGGTGACTCTTAATAAAATAGCCGCCTATCTGCAAAGTGATAAGCGGCTATTGGGTTATTATTCATCCGTACTGAATCGAAGACCTTGCTTTGCTTCTTCCGGTGAGGAAACGTCCTTCTTTAGGAGGTAATGTATGCATTTATCATAGGATAATGCGGTAACGAATTGCCATCCTCTCTCTGACATATAGTTAAGAATATCGGTGAGGTTGTTAAACTCAATCTTCTTGCTGAAGATTTTCCAAAACTACTATATCGTTTCTTTTCATATCATTCGCTTAACCGTGATGCGTAGGGCTTGGTTATTAATCGCAGGAGCCGAAGCTCCTTGGTTTGGCTAATCGGGGCTAAATCTTAACGATCATCTTCACGACTTTGGAAACCGTTCTGTACTGAGGAAGCTCAATACCTAAACTCACGAGATAATCTTCCAGTGTCTTCTGGATCCACTCAAGCTTCTCGCCTCGCTGTTTACAGGTGTTAATGATGTCGCTAATCTCTGCGTTGTACTTTCTTTCCGATTCGTTACTAGCAGACTTCAAGGCCTTTTCCAGCTCTGCTACTCTATTCTTGAGATTTTGGTTCTCTTCAACAAGTCTGTCGTAGCTTGCTAGGATAGGCTTCATCTGCTGCTCGTAAGGCAAATCCTCATTCATTGTTTTCTTCATAATTCCAATTTTAGTTAATAATAGTCAGATTATTATATCTGTTTTTGGATAAAATCCCCTCCTACCCTCACGGGCAAGAGGGGACAACCATTTAAACAAATCTAGTTATGAAAACTAGAAGTATATCATTTTCCACCTTTGATGACCTCGAATACACGATGTTCTCCGTCGGCAGATAGTCTGTTTCCGTCTTCGTCACACATGTGACCATCTTCGTTGATCCACATCTTCTGGTTGAACATCTCTTCGCACATACCGAGAATCTTTAGATACTCCTGCGCCTCGAAGATAACGTTCTTGCCTTCACGCTCTGCTCTCTTGAAGTTCTCGATAAGACCCGGATTCAGGTCAAGCGCCGTATCGTCGTACTCGTCCATCTCCTCGTGGTATTGGAAGTTCAGCGACTCCAATTCTTTTACCATTGCAGAGTTTGTGCCAATCTCGCCAGTAAGAGCCTTCATTACGGTCTCTTTTTCGAGCTTTTCGTACTTCTTCTGACACTCATTAATGAGTTTATTCAACTCTTCTTCTGTATAATCTTCTACCATATTCGTTATTTAATTGGTTAAACAATAGCAAGAGATGGCTAATGGCCACCTCCAGTTTTAGCTTGGTCCTCATCTAGACCATCATCCAGATCCTTATCGTATACACCGAACAGTCTCAGGGTACTGCTGTCGATTTCCGTCTTACCGACAATGTAGCGCATCGTCATCTGGATGTTGGGCTTGCCGTTTGATAGATGGCCCATCATGACGGCAATCTGTTCCAATGGCACGCCTTTCTTTGAGAGATTCGTAGCGAACGAACGCCTGCCTGTGTGCGAAGAGATGAAGCGGTACTTCTTTCCGGTCTCCTCCCTTCCGGCCTTGAATACCTTCGTGTTCGCATCTATTCCGCATTCACGGCAGATGTCACGAAGGGTTCTATTGAAGGTCATCTCGCTGATTTCGCCAGGGAGAGGCTCTGGACCCGTGCCGCTTACAAGAAACGGACGGAGCTTCTTGTGAAGAGGAACCCTGACCTCTGTCTTGGTCTTCTGTGCCACATAGACAAGGAAGTGACCGGTGTCGTCGATGTTCTCGGGGGTTATCCTCTGACAATCGCTGTAGCGCGCTCCACAGAGGCATTCCATGAGGAACATGCGCTGAACATATCTCTTCGTCTGTCCTCTTGGATTGTAATTGATGATTCTGTTTATCTCCTCATCCGAGAGATAGACGGACTGGACAGGAACAGCCTTCGTTCTGAGTATCTTTCCGAACGTCGGGCTGTTAATCTCTTTCGTAGCATCGTTCTCACGTATCACCGCCTTGATGGTGGCGCATACGGTCTTTGCGGAGTTGGGAGCATAGTTCTCCTTGATTTTCTCAAAGAGGTCACGGAGGTTGTCGTCAGTGATGTCTTCCCACAATGGCTTGTGGCCCAACAGCTCATCGAACATTCTCACGACCTTGATGAACTTCGGATACTTCCAAATATAAGCACCGTAGAAGGTGTTGTGCCTCCACGCGTTGTCGTGATAGTCGGCGAACCAGCCCTGCTTGATAGCGAGCTTGTACTTCTCCTGCTGAACAGGGCTTAACAGCCGTTCCCAGTCTCTTGTCTTGATTCTTAATTCTTCTGTCATAATTCTAACTTTTTGGTTTATAGTGCAAAGGTAACAAAGTTTATAATATAAACCATCACCTTTGCCGTTTTTAACGCTAATTTAACCTTCCGAAGCAGTCTGCTTCTCGACTGACACGAGTTCTATCGTATCTTCATTCCATTCATTCCATACGCTCGCGTAGTCATCTGCCTTATCTTCGGCATCTCTTTCTGATTCTGCAAGGAATACATAAGGCTCATCCATGTCAGCAGTAGTTCCGTCTTCATAGAGGAATCTGTACTTTGCCACATAAGTGTTGACGTATCCACTCAGTTCGTTGTTCAACCCGGTCGCAATATCAGCGAGTAGCTCGACCGATACGCTATCGTCCAATGCACTTACCTTGTGAGGCTCTTTGTAGTAGCCAACACCGACATTTATGACGAAAACCGGGATGTCGGTATCACCACTACCTACCTCTACGATATCTACAAGACTGCTATTGTTGACAACTACAGGCCAGCCAAGTTCTTTCTTCTGCACATTGTGCTCTCTCATGATCTCACGGATGGTGCATGCAAGCTCCATCTTTGCAGTTGAACGCAACTCGTCAATCTTGTCTTTCAATTCTTTTTTATCCATAATCTTAACATTTTGGTTTAACTTGATGCCCGCCGTTTCCGGCAGGCTTGTTTGGCTTAGTCTTTTCTTTCGATATCAAGGCCCGTAAGCACGCCTTTCATATAGGCTAATGTCTCTTCCTTGCATTCCGATAGAAACTTCTGGCAGCCATCAATGATAACACCGTACTTACCGCTCGGATAATTCTGTAGAGAGCACGAGTGGTAATGCTTTCCGGATTTCTCCTCGATTTCTCCTGCGAGTCGCTTCCCTTCGTCGGTCTCATTTGGACGATTTCCTGGGTACTCATCGTAAAAATACTCGTGCCATAAATCTAGTAGCATATCCTTGCAATCCTCCATATCTTGCAAAATATCCGATAATTTGTATGGCGCGCCGTTAACACCATGTCCATCCTCGCCAATCCATTTGCTGGCTTCCTCGTCAGGATCGAAGTCGCTATAATATTGGTACAACTTATCCATGAAGTCAGACTTATTGCCATTCTCGAACCAAATTGTGGCGATGAAATCTTGGCCTTGTGGGGAATACTTCTCTAACTCGACGCAAACCTCACCTCTTTTGTTAGGTGTATCGTCAACATTATAACTCCATCCTAAATTCTCTGCTAATTTCAAAAAATCATTCATATCTTTAATTTTAATTGGTAAAACATTGCACCCTCCGAAGAGGGCTTTTTAGGCTTCCGTGTAAGCGAGAATCTGTATGTAACGCATCTCGAAATTGACGAAGATGTCAAGATATATGCCGTCGTCAGTAAGGAGCGTGGTTCCGTTGTTCTCCTCGGTGATGATCTTGTTTTTCTCTGTGCCCATGAGGTTATTTACCAGGTCGTTTGCTACCATGGCCAAACGTGTCTTGTCTGCACTATCTTTTATCCATCTGACAACCATTGCGTTGTCATAGACCTCTGAATGACAAGCATTTGAATAAATAAAACCGACCGCCTCGTTGTTGTAGTTGTCCGTATAAAGACCCTCATCGAACATCTTCTCCCACAGAGGCTCGAAGTAGTACTCATCCTCCATGTCATACTTGTCAAACTTGCTCACATTCACATCTACTATTTCCATAATCATTCTATTTAAATTGGTTAATACTAGGAGCGTGAAACAGAGTGTTCCACGCCTTGTTTGGCTTTACACCGGCAGAGACACGATGTATTCCTTCTTTTTCTTTCGTGTTCTGCCCGTGACGGAATATCCGCAGATGTTTCTCAGGGAGAGTGCGGCTTCCGTAAGAAAAGGCTCGTTGACAAAGATTATCGGTCTCATCATCTTGTTCCGTACCATCAACTGATAGTCGATGAAGTCGAATGGATCGTCGGGATCTTCCGCCTTCTTCTCCCAGATGCTTACGTCCAGCATTTCGATGAAGTCTCCCTCTGGTGGATTCTCCATGTCGAGGAATCTCTTCGGAACAAGCAAAATTGTTTCCTTTGGTTCATGTGTCAAAAAGAAATCTGATACAGCACTACAGAATATGTTCAGATTGAACACCTTCGGCTTCAAGCCCTTTGCTTTTAAGATATCATTAACGTTAACGATTCTTGCTACTGCCATAATTCACAAAATTTTAAATGGTTAGACATAGTACCCTCCGAAGAGGGCTTTTGGCTAGTGTGCAAGGAATCCTACCGCCTGGCCCTTGCCGATGGACCAACATAATCTGTCTTCCTTCAGGCACTCTGTGCAGTTTCCGGTACAGAGCAACGTTCCTTCCGGTGCTGATGTCTCACTCTCAAAGATAGGATGTGCCTCCGGGAATCCGTGACGGTTGTCCATCTTGAGGCCAAGCCATCCACTGAAGAGGATATGCATGTTCTCCGGAATGACGTTACCCTCATCGAGGTACTCGTTGCACACATCGAACATCTTGGTGAACGCCAGGAACTTGGTATCCTTATGCTTGCGAGCAATCTCGCACATCTTGTCAAGATACCATTTATTTTGGATGTCACCGCCGATGTGGAATCTGAATGCTCTAGGGATGCGGTAGTCGAGATACCCGTCAATCTCCTTGAAGTATCGCTCTGGATCCTCGTGGTAGATTGCGGAGTTGATTGTTCTCGTCTTGATAACCTCCTTGTAAATCATATCGTTGCGGAGGTCATAGCAGCTCTTCGCACAGATTGCGCAGTTACCGCAATCCATTACAGGGATAAGCGATACAGATGGGATTGCTCCCAACTTGTTGTTGCCCTCACTGATTTTGACATGCAAGTCGCTAACGTTCTCCACTGCATTCTCATAAGCTGCCTGTACCTTTGTCAGACGATTCTCCATACCTTTCTTACCTAATGTCCAGTAATTTCTGCTCATAATTCTAAAAACTTAATTTGGTTAAACTTGGGGAACAAAAAACCGGCGTGTCTCACGACAGACCGGCTTGAACCATTTAAACAAAATCTAGTTATGATAAGGAGTCAGCCGCTGTTAACGACTGACCTTTTGGCTAATCTTTCGGTACATTCCAGTGGAATGAAATCGTAGCTTCATCTTCGTAGATGGAGAACGATATTAGTAATTTTGCGTCTCCCTCACTCTCGTCATCTATGTACTGCTTGTACGCCGGAACCATGTAGGTCGTTAGGTGACATTCGTCTTCAGTCAAGTTTTTTATGACTGCATTTCCGAAATCATCAAGCTTATCCGTGCTACAGTAGGGTTGCGGGATGCATTTCAGCTCGACAACATTGCTATTGACGGTGGCCATTACCGGAACACCGGCAATGAATCCGAGGTATGTATTCCCGGAGAATGAATAGTTCTCGTCATCGAACATGTTCTCTTCCCACCAGTCAAGCATGACATTCTTGTTGTCTAGGGGTGCAGGAACAAGCGAATTCACATCAATCTTCTCTTTGATCTCTTTCATAATCCTTAATTTTATTGGTTAGACATAGAATCGGTTACCGAATCAGTAACCGACTTTTGGCTAGAATGGCTCCCGGCTGGCGCCTTGCTTTAGTAGTTTGATCTGGAGAGCTTTAGCTCGAAGGATTACCTCCAGTAGTAACTGGAGGAGATCCTCTCGTTGCAGAAGCTCTTGTAAATTACTGCCGGGCCACCATTCTTCAGGCGGCGAACCTTGCGTCTTACTGATGATTACTTCTTATCGTCATCACTCTTCTTCCACTCGTCCATCTTGCCCTGGATATCGATACCGGACTCCTTGATAAGCTGCTTGAGAACACCAAGCATTCTCCAACCCTCTTCGTCGTAGAGCTTGGCTTTGGACTCAAGCTCCTTCAGAGAGTTGACTTCTGACATCTTTCGTCCGCCCTTCAGGAATCTTGCTCCGTGGAACATGATGAGGTTGCGCATGGTGTAATAAGCACCAGAACCTTTGTAGGCATTGATGAAAGCATCAGCCTGCTTGGTATTCCATTCGAGATGCTTACGGGTCTTGTTGAACTTGCGAACTGCATCATAGAGCTGCTTGTATGTAGGGACAGCCGCCATCTCGTTGGCAAGGTCACGGAGAGGAGTATAAACCTTTCTCTCCAAGTCTGCGACAAAGATATCCTTGTTCTGAAGACGAACGTACGGATTACCCTTGCAGGTGTGCTTGAAAGATTCCGTCTTCTTTCCGTCCTTGTCTTTCTTCCAGATAAGGTTGTCATCCACGTACTTGCGGAGCTTGCTGATGTAGTCTGTAGCCATGTCGCTGGCAACGTCGCCGTTAAACCATCGGTTTCTTGAACCGACATTGTCAAGGTCTCCGTGCTCTGACATCTTTACCTGAGCATAGAGCTCATTTTCCAACATGCGCCACTGGTACTCGTAGCCCTTGCGCTGCAATACCTCATTGAACGTGAGCTTGTCTGTATCCATCTGTCTGAGCATGTGGAACATCTGAGACATAACCCAACGACGGAACAGCTTCCAGTTGCTTACGTATCCACCCTCAACAATCTTCTTGCCTACCGCATCGATGGTCGCATCGTCCATGTCTACAGGAACCGCTGCACCATTCTCAATCTTGACAAGCTGGTCGTCACCGAGAGGGAAGTACTTACTTACGTCAACGCCTGCTGCCTTAAGAGCTTCGAGACGCATCTGCGCCTTTGTCTTCTTGCAGGTAGCTGCTGTAGCCTCTACGTTCTTTGTTACGATGTTCAAGTTCTCACCAGTGATTGTTACAATCTGCTTCATAATTCTATAAAATTTAAAATGGTTTGTAATAAATTATTTAACTCTAGTGGATGAGGCTTACGCCCCACCCTTGTTTGGCTCAATCCAGTCTCTGAGGACAACGAGGTCTCTGTCTTCCTTTGAACGCCAGAACCACGTTCCCCACGAGCAATCCCAAAAGAGGTTGCCTCTGAGCAGCTGAATCAGTACGTACAGCTCTAGCTTGCATCTCGCTACCTCACGTCGCTCTCCGTACATCATATCTTCATCTGAGAGCTCTTTCTCTGGCAAAGCCTTGAAGTAGTAGCGGCGATGTGATTCGGAGCGTTCTGACGGCACAGAATGCTTGTACGCTGCGTATCTCTGCTCGATGCCAACAAACACAACCTCGGGTGTAAGGTAAGGTGTGTCCTTCGGCTTGTCTTCCTCGGACATTACTACCTTGCCGTTCACTCTACATGTTCTCTTCTGGAAGTTGATGGTGAACTTAGCACCATTCTCAACTGCATTAATAATCTCGTCGTATGTCATAATTCTTGAAATGTTGGTTAATAGGGATAGTGCTTATTCCAGCACTATCAGATTGACTTTTTCGAGTTCACCATTACTCAGTACATTATCCTCGTGCCCGAAGTGGATATAGAACTTATCTCCGTTCGCCCACTCCATCGCACGCATATACAGCCAGTGTGCCTCCTCGATAGAGAATCCGTCTGCGCTTACTGAATCAAGCATCTCGCCCATGCAAACTACGGATCCCAAGTACTCTTTCTTGATTTCCTCAAGCTTCTTTAATAATCTGCTGTTCATAATTCTGAAATATTGGTTAATAGGAGTGCGCTCAGAGAATCTGTTGCGTAACTATAAAGTCTTGATTAATACTGTATCTGAGTCCTGACGGATCCAGGTAATCACCTGGATGCTCAGGATGATTGAAACAGTATTGTACAATCTATTCTCCTTGCGCACCATTCGGCTCGCAATAACCTAGTCTGGCTCAACCTGACACGTTGCATTGCTTTAAGTTTTCGATTAATGGCGTGACATTGCGGAGAAGCCACATCCGGAAGCGTAAGCTTCCATATCCTTGGCTTCGTATCAATGAAACGCTCGATGAACTCTCAGAACTTGCCAGACATCGCTGCAATGCGCATGACTTATCTCATGTATTATGTTGCATGGATATATGTTCGTGATTAGGTCCCGTGATTGGATACCTGTGTCAGCGGTGACAACGGCTAGGCACAGGAATTCCACTTACGGGACATTAAACCTCATACTCTTGATAAGTCGTGATGCAATTCACTTTTGGTTGTTTGTAGGTACACTCATAGGGCTGTTGCCTTCCTCTATCTTGACGATTGAGGGATCTTGCAATACGCGAGATATCTGGTATTACCAGACATATCGCGTTGATACAGAGATCGCGACATAAAGAATTCCTCCTCGTGTACCTCGTTTGGCAATAACGTTGTCTTTATCTGAGAGCGTGGCACGTAGCTATAGCAGCTTGATTGGGGCTGTTATAATCGCCGGATGACGCTGGGGATTCCCAGCATTAGCCGGCGAGTACAACAGTCACTCATAAATTCACTCTCCTCTAAAGACTACCCTCGTGCTTGGGTAATTCCCTGACCGATGGCTCGGCACAATACTTTATGTTTCTGATTTGGCACAGGATTCGCCGGATTAGCGGATCCACGACAATGCGTGTATTGCGCAGCCGTCGAGGATCCTCTAATCTGGTTAGGGAACCTGTGGTATAAACATTGCCATCCATCAGGGAGTGGTGGTGTGCGCCGCCAGTGGAAGTCATACGGACTGGCACATTCCTGTACTTCATTGATGAGCTACGCCTTGTGCGTCATACGAGGGGCCCGAGGTGTCTCAAGTTGCAAACTTGGATAACTCGGTCCCATCGGATGATGTTTTCGAGGCCTAGCCTGAATCTATCCGTCCTTCTCTCACGTCCGTGTGCTCGGTTACAGAGTATGCCGGTCAGAAGATACTGCGCATAGCTTTATCAGTTTGATAGCATCCTGGTGGAGAGGATCGCAGGACCATCTCTGATTCAGAGATAGGTCCGCGATCGTGCGAGACCGGATGTTTAAAACATTCTTCTTCATCCCGGCAGTTCCTTGCGCTAGGATGCTCATCTACAGGGTATTTACCAATGTGTTGTACGCTGCCCTGCTCGTTCGCAAGGCATTTTGAGCACAACCTATCGATAGATAGCCCTTGATTTCGCTCTCTGTCTTACCCCTGTTGGCTTTCACGTTTCTCCCTCTGCCTCTGTCTATACAACCGACATTCTGAGTCTTCACGTATCCGAGTCCACCGACTTTCTTCTTACCTGTCTTGACCGCACGGATGCAGTCCATGACGAAGGTATTGAGCTTGTCGATGTCCTCTTTCACGTTTATGACCGGAAGAACCTGAGTAGCCCAGGAATAATCGCAATACCCCTTGTAGAGATACCTGTTTACCGCATTGATGGCTTTCGTCATCGTGGTGTCACGTTTCTTTATCGTCCTTTTCTCAATCTCCTTCTGGAAGGTCTTGATACGTGTGGACGACAGAGAGATATTGTGACCCTTGATGGAATATCCGAGGAACTTGAACCAGTGATTAGCGTCAAGATACTCAACCTTCTTCGGATTGAGCGTCATATGCATCATCTCCAGTTCGCTCTTCAGGATATCCATGGCTTTCTCGTAGTCCTCACCAACAAAGAGAATATCATCAGAGTAACGGACGTAATATCCGTTCAGATTTGACAACATCTCATCTATATGGTACAGAACCACGTCTGCCAGCCATGCAGCAACAGAGCATCCCTGCTTGAGGGACTGATACTTCTCGCAGAGGTTGTTGTCCTCATCGAAATAGATATCTGTGTGATAGTAGTCACGGATGACATCTATCAGTGCAGACTTTCCGTGCTTCTCCTCTACTTTGTCAAATGCCCAGTCGATGAATCGTATAGGCACGTTGTCAAAGTACTTAGATAAGTCGGACTTGAATCCGATGATTTTACCGTCTGCCGAGTATATTATCCGAGACACATCTTGCACCACACGACCGCAGCCGATACCTTTCTGGTACGACGTGCAGCGTGGATGCACCATGTCCGGCATCAGCTCAAACAAGAGGTCGTTGGCTATACTCAGTAGGATTCTGTCCACATTTTCATTCACGTAGACCGTACGGAAATCTCCGTTGTCCTTCGGAATCTTTGCTGTGTGTGGCGGCATTATCTTGTAATTACCGCTCTTGATCCTCTGATACATAGTCAGACGAGCCTTGGGTGTAGTAAGCTGATACATTACTGCTTTGTTCATGTCCTTGAACAAGCCTTTCTCGATGGCATACTGCCATCTGGCTTTCTCAAAGAACATCTCTAGGATTCTGTCTTCATTCATAATTCTTCTTGTTTTGGTTTGTAGTGCCGTCTTCAGACGGCTTTTAAGCTGTTAACCCAAGATATTCTGATAGGGTATCTATCATAAGCTTGGTTACGCATTCATCATCTATGTCGCTGACGTATTTGTTTACGTCACATCCATAGAGTTCTTCCCCTTCTTCGACTGCTCGCAATGCCTGTCTTGGAATGTCTCTTATAACGAAATCCAAATCTGCCTTTGTCTCGCAATCGTCAATGATACCATCTGGAATGTTGAGAAGCACGTTGTCTTTCTCATCAACGAGATGCCATTCATATTGTCCTGGAATAAATCTTACGTTGTTCATAATTCTTATGTTTTGGTTTGTGTGGTGGCGCATAGCCACCTTTTTAGCTAACCCCAATATCTTCCGGAGCCTTCGTCATAGTGAGGGTAATAATCGGATGATTCCTGGTCCGCATCGTAATCCATCTGTGCCATCTCCTCCGCTACTGCCCTATCTCCGCACTCACGGAAATATTTCTCTTCCAATTCTTTTTGCATTTCTCTTGTCATAATCGTAATGTTTTGGTTATTGTGCGCAGTCCTTAGCTGCGCTTTTTAGATTACCAATAAAGTTCAAGATATAGACCGTCAAAAGTAAACTTTGAGAATCTGTACGCTTCCTTTCCAAGGGACTGCAACAAAGAAATAGCATTGCTTCTTTCTTCTTTGTTGGATTCTAACCCAAAGTGAACCCAGGCAGTGAAATATTCGTCGCTATAATACCCGATATCCAGGCTGATATTACTAATCTCTTTTACTTTGGAGAATACTTCCTGTACATTCGCAGGAATTTTCTCATCTAAGTTATATTCAACAAAAAACTTCATAATCTCTAATGTTTTGGTTATTGGTAGGGAGATTGCTCTCCCCGTTTGGCTAGTCGATGTGCTGATAAGTCTCTCCGTAGTCTTTCTCGTAATCGACATAGAATTCCTGGTCAGGTTCAACTTGTACCACTTCTCCAGTAAAATTGTCTGAGTCGAGAACAATATCGCAGTTATCATAGGCATCCTGCACCTTCTGCTTTGCCTCTTCCTCACTCTCAGCGTCAACACTCACTACCTTGTTTAAAGTCTCTGTGACTGATCGTAATATCTCTTCATAATTCTTAAAATTTGGTTAATAGTACGGAGCCATGACGCTCCGCTTTTATGGCTTGTATTCTTCCTGCTTGATACTGACCGCATCACCGCACATATAGTATGTACTACTTTCACTGAGGTCGAGTCCGTCTTCTCCGTAGATATACTCCTCAATCTGCTCTTCTTCCCATGAATCCGGGCAGTTCTTAATCAATCTTACTTCTGATGTTGAATAATCCAAAATAGCTATATTCATAATCTCATAATTTGTTGGTTAATAATGTCAGAGGGATTGCTCCCTCCGTTTTAGGCATTAAGCCAGGCTTCCTCCGCTTCTTCTGTATGGAGAGTAATAACATCGTTCCATAGCTTTTCAAGATGATAAAATATTTTCTGAAAGGCAACTGGTGTAGTCGATATATCTACCCTCTTTCCGAGATAAGAACGCATTCCAAACTCATCAAAATCCCACGTACAACGTATCATTCCGTCTTCTGTAGGCGTACATCCGAGGAATGTGCCATACGTTTGTTTCTGCTCTCTCATACGCTTTGGGTACGGGAAATATATACTCCACGCATCCACACAATCACGAGATTTCTTCCTTGTGTCATGATAAAGTCTTGCTTTCATAATTCTTTGTATTTTGGTTGATAGAACCCGCGGATGAGCGTGGGCAATTAAGCTCTGTTGTAAAACTCCTGATACTCAGGTTTCATGCTGGAATCAATGCGGGACTGGCATAGTGATTTCGTTTCACTCCTGCCATGTGTGGTAAACGTAGACCAGCATCCACGCTTAGTGTCCCACACACACCACCATACTCTCCCATCAAGAGACCGACGCTTCTTGGGGATAAATCTTTTTCTTGTCTCATTCATAATCTCTGTATTTTGGTTTGTAGAAGAGGAGCATGCAAGCTCCCCTTGTTAGGCTACTCCTTCCACCACTCTGCAACATCAGAGCGTTTCAGGTTTCTCTTCTCTAAAAATTCCTTCAGAGTACTACAATATGTATTCATGCTGTAGAAATCTCCTTTAAGTCTTACTATTACCTGCTTCATGATCGTATAAGTTTAATTGTACAACATTGCTTTTCCCTTACACTCTCTGAGCTTGGCAAGCAGATACTTTCTGTCACTGCCGGAGAATGAATCACGCACGAATTTCTCGCACTTCTTCTTCGTCCAGAAATATTCGCTCTCCTTCTTTCCAGGAGATACGCAGAACCACATTCTGCCACCTACAACGTCACACAGACCCACGTAGGCAATACCTTTCTTGAAATCCATAATCTAATCTCATTTAAATGGTTTAACATTGAATATCCCCATGCTAGGGGATATTGTTAGGCTTCCTCGTAATCTTCCTCCATCATGGAGTGAACCTCTTCAAGGTAATTGCCGAAATTGTACTTGATGTTGTACGTGCCGAACGCCTTGAAATACCATTCTTCGAGATATTCTCTGTCCTTGTTAGCCTGCTCGCTGTCTTCTGCGGCATCAAGTCTGGCTACCATGGCAGGATACAAATCGTAGTAATCGTCGCCATCGTAGTCCGTCGCCCAGAACGTACCTGTAACGTGTCTGGGATAATCGTTGTACAGATTTGCAAAATTACCATCCATGCGCTGGTCGTTAAGATGGAGGTATTTCTTCATCTCTCTGTTTACCTTGTGAGTAAACTCCCACGCAAGGGACTGGATATTCTCTCTAAGCATATCTGCAATGTATTCTTCCAGATCCTCTGCGTCATCGAATTCCTCAAGACACTCACGATATAGTTCCTCGATAGTCTTGGCAAAACTTGCCACACCGATATAATCGGCTACTTTCTCGATAACTTCACCCTTGTTGTTCATAACAACTTCTACAATATTCTTTTCCATAATTCATCTGTTTAAATGGTTCATAATGGTTCCCTCCGAAGAGGGATTTTAGCTGATTAAACTCTCATTGAGAGTGTACTCATCAATGTCGTACTCGTAATCGGATTCGTTGCACTGGGATTGATGGCGGTAACTACGCAAATCCTCAATCTGCTCTTTTGTTGCTCCGTCGTCCTTGGCTACCTTACAACATCTTCTGATACTACCTGCTAAAACAAGTAATTCACGGCTATCGTATGTATGCCAGTTGTCTGTGCGATAGAGCGCATAAATTTTCTTTGCCATAATTCTATTTTTAAATGGTTCATAATGGTTCCCCACATTATCGTGGGGAGTTTTAGCTAATTATGGCGATATCGCCACATTTTCTGTAGAAATGCTTGTATGCTTCAAGCTCATCTGTCCCAGGAACATCTGTAACCTCTAGTTTGCCGGTATCCTTATTCACCTCAGCTACTGAGAATGTATTGTCGTGTGTCCACTTGATGAGATCCACGCGTCTTACCTCGTTCTCTGCTGTTTCTACGATTTCGCACTTCAGCAAATCGTCATTCAGGATTTTCTCTAATTCACTCATAATTATAGATTAATTATAGTCACACATTATTTCTGTCTCACTGATAATTTCAGCACAATACTTGCAGCGATGGCACATTATGTAGCCTTTTGCCAGTAATTTGCTGAACTTCGGGTATGGGCATTTCTCGCCCATGCCAGCTCTCGTAATCTCAATTTTCTTCATATTTCAATCTGTTTGGTTAATAGAAATCCCCACCCGTGAGAGAGAGGATTGGTTTGGCTTAATACAGACAAGCTCTGAAACAAAGCTTGTCGCTTATCACACCATCTTTCTGCAATCCGTCCTTCCAGTCATTGAAAGTCATGTTCAAGTCAAGGTTGAACTTTGTCTTCTTGCCAGTGTAGTCGATACCACACTCGTCACAAAACTCCCAGAATGCCTTTCTCAGCTCCTTCTGGTTCGTAATCTGAAATTTATTCGCCATAATTCAAATAATTTATCTGGTTAAACAATAGAAGGCACGCTCACGCATGGGCGCACCTTTTTAGGCAAATACTACTCTTCTTCATCTTCATCCTCTTCTTCATTGTCTTCCTCTTCGTCAAGACAATAATAGCTGTCAAGCTCATCTGTGCCGGAGTAGCCTTCATCTTTACACTGCTCGTAACTGTGGAGTCCTGTCTTGGCATAAATAATGTCTGTCATCGTCTCCTCGTTCAAGCCATTTATATCAACGACGAGTCTAACCTCGTCCTCCGTGGCGATATTGTTATCAACAATGAAATCCCACAGCATAGCCTCAATACTTTCTTTCATATCCTTTGAATATTTAGTTAATAATTGTACCTACGTGTCTCCACGCAGGATTTTTGGCTTAGCGCTCCTCTACTTTCACGCTCACGGCATAAGGCAGGTTATCTCTGTCAACCTCCTCCCATTCATACTCAACGATTGTGCTCACGTATCTGTTCTCCATCTTGTGAATGGCGCCATCTATAGTTCTCTTACTGATGGTGCATCTCGTCTTCTCGACCTTGAACTTAACGTGAGCCTCGTATCCGTCATTAGTGAACTCAACGAGTCCTTCTCTTCTCGCAACTGCCACACATCCGTGGAATGCGTTAATGAATACATACTTTTCTCCATCGAAATACACGTCAACGCGCGTATTGTTCTCTGTTCTCTTTATATACTCCATATCTATTGTATTTTTAGTTCAACATGGTTTCTGTGCAGATAGACTGCACAGAATGTTTGGCTAAAATCTGCGAGGGCGCATGTACGCACGCTCAATTTCCTGAGCTTTCTTGTCCACACGAGCGGCACGTCTGTAATACTCGCTCTTGTCGAGCTTCTTCCGCCTGCACTCCTCGCTGATAACTGCCTTGTGGCTCGCTACGAGCCTTGCAAGGAACTTTCTGTCTTCTTCTGACATATTCTGAATTTGATTGGTTAATAATTGAAGCAGGACACAGGACTTGCCCCGCAGTTTTGACTACTTGTTGTCACACGAGATATGGCTAGGGCAGCAGTACGTCGTCCCGTTGTGTATGCCTAAGAAACAACAGCCTACACATTTATCTGTTACGACATCCCACGCACGCTCTATTCCGTGTCTGTCAGTTACTCTTACTGTTTCCATAATTCTAATATGTTTTGGTTAATAGCAGACAGCACATTATCGTACTGCCCAGTTCTGGCTAGAGATTGTACAGCGGACTTTCTGAGGCATACAGAATCGTAGGACCGGTGAGGATTGAAAACGCACAAGGGTCAAAACTCTCGATGTTCTTCATGCTCTCGATTTTCTTCTGTACTACATCACGTATGGATGACAGGTTCAATCTGCCGTCGATAGGCATAATAGAATCCATGCCAACCATTTCCACGATACTGAAATCCTCTGTAAATCTCATGTTCACAAGGTCAAACTTGTTGATCTTGTGGTAAAATTGTACCCATTTACTCATAATTCTACATTTTTGGTTTGTAGGAGAGGGAGATGCAACTCCCTCATTTTTCAGGCTGTGTACTTCTTGATAAAGTCCGTGAGCTTTGTGTACTCGGATTCAATCTCCTCGATACTGTTCGTACAGAAAAAATTCACGAAAATGCAACTTGTTATTTCCTTGTCTTTAAAAATGTGTACATTTACAGGGAGATGCTCTCCATCTCTGTTTATCGCCACACTTATGAACATATATTCGTTGCCGAACAAATCACGCTGCATCTCCTGCAATCTAGGCAAAATCTCACTGCGCAGATACTTTCTGCCCTCTTCCCATTCAGGGTACTTTAATTTCTTCATAATCTAAAATATTGGTGAATAGTATGCGTGACAATCGCCACGCACGTTTTAGCTCATGCACAGCACCGCTATCTCAGAGAAGCTCTTGGAGATAGCCTCCTTACTACGATAATCTCTGTAGCCTCTAGTATTGTTGTTGTGCCACTGGCGTGCAGCTATCTTGATCTTCTCCATCTCATGGAGCAACGCACGCTCAAAGTTTTTCTGTGATTTTCTGTCTTGCATAATTCTTCCGTTTAAATGGTTTAACATAGTATGCCCAGGAAAATGCCCGGGCACATTTTGGCTAGCCCTGCTCGTATTTGTTTAGCAGGAAAATCAGAATGCAGCCATCTCCGTTCATAAGCATCTGGCATTTGTCCTCGTCTGCAATGATGGAGGCGCACATATTTGCGAACATAGGAAATGGCTCATCATCCAGCTGGTCGTGGTATACTGCCAGGTATGTTCCTGGAAGTAGAGGAAGCGAATCCTCAGGGTCACCGCCGAACTCAATGGCCGCCTGTGTAGTATTAAGGACTCTCTGAATAGATGTATATTCACACATATCTTCCTCGCAGTCCAAACCACGCATAACGTCAATTAACTCACACTTGTTTAAATCCTTTGTTAATGTCTTGAACATATTCTCAATATTTTTGGTTAATAGAAGAGAGGAGCGGAAACTCCTCTCATTTTTGGCTACTTTCTGAGACCTACGAACATTGTAGGTCCCTCTGCTGTGTAACTGGCGTTAAGCTCCGAAATCTCGTTAGCCTGGTTGATAACTGTCTTTCTCAGCATCACATTCGCTCTGTGACAATTGTACAGAGTAATTGATACTACACACAATGCAACACACACTACGGCAAACAATGCCACGAAAATATTCTTCTTCATAATTCTGTAATTTAATTGGTTAATACTAGATACCGCCCGAATATCTCCAAGCGGTAGTTTTGGCTAGTCACAGATATCCTCTATCTGCTGATGAATGGCATCTATCATTATGCAGATAATAAATATCCCGCACATTTCAAGAACCGCAGAATATAACACTGCTTGAAAATCTCCAAGCACAAATCCTACAATGGCGATTACACCACACACGAAACTCACGATAGCCACGAGCGCAGCAGATAGCACGCCCTTTCTTACGATATACTTTTCCATAATTCTCTTGTTTAACTGGTTATATTATCGTACTGCCCAAATTGAATGAGCAGTTTTTAGGCTGAAAAACTCCAAGCACAATTATCGTACTTTCCAAATCTGTCACGCTCCAGGCAGTATGAAATTCTCCAAGCGGAGTGTAGATCTCCACAGCTCGCGGAAATACCACTTGCCAATTATCGTACTGCTCCAGAATATTCCAAGCACAATTCCCCAAAATATTCCAAGCAGAATTACGATAATATTCGTACTTGCTAGCATAACAAATGCCGGCACACTCTGAATAAATCCAAGCACAATTATCGTACTTGAATAAATGATTTGTCTCGCTTTCATATCTATATTTTTTTGGTAATTGTTCCGTAGCCGCACGACAATTATCGTACTGGCTACAGATTTTTGGCATCACGGAATGTAAGCCAATACAAGCGTATTGTTGTTCCATGAAATAAATTCGACGTGAGAATATCTCTCCTGTCTGTCAGCAATGATACTCTCCATCATTCCCTGACTTCTGCAATCTAAATGTAGCGTACTCATAATTCTAATATTTTGGTTATTGTTCCCTACAAAGCGTAGGGAGATTAGACTACTGAATTCCGGCAGACCACGCGAAATTCTCTTCTTCATCATTCAGTCTGTAGATACTGGAAAGCATACCAAACAGGCGAGGGCTGCTGTTAACGAGTTCATCGTAGGCATCCTCTGCACTCTGGTCTGTTACATTAATACGCACAAGTGTCTTTCCAATCTTTTTTAAAATTTGTTCTTTCATAATCCTATTTATTTAAATGGTTCGTAATTGTAGAGCGGAGATTTCTCCCCGCCCCGATTTTATTTAGCCATAGGAAGTAATATCCGTGCCTTTTTCCTCTGTATTGTCTTTTCCTAACATCCGGATATTACACCTCCCGCTACGTCATTCACATGATGTCGCTCTGTTTTTCTGCAAGCCTTTTCACAGGCTACACGGATACAGGTAAACCGCTTTCAGAAAGTGTGTTTTATACTCGCCAACCCACACTTAAAAAGTTCTGGGCGAATATGATGTGCAGAATATCTCTGCAACGTGAACCACTACACGTGCCATCCAACACGTAGCTTTTTGGATATCTCGTATCCCTTAATCCGTGCCAACGGATATAGAATATGAATTATGATTTCTTTCTCAAAACTCTCATCTCGCTAGATGATACAAATCCCCTCGCCGTCGTGCCGTCTCATCTCATTCGACGCTCACGCCAGGAATTTTTGCGTATCTCTCGGATGGATGTCTCTGAGTAACACGTTACTCTCTCCCATCTCGGTGTGCCTCTCGCACTCTCGATTTACTGAGATACTTCTCTTGAATTTTGGCAATTAGTCCCCTGAGGGAGAATAAATTCTCTCTCTAAGGTTAAGCCCACACACCACGACAAGGTTTCCAAAATCGTGTGGGAAAAATAAGGGTACGACGATCCGCACCAAGTTGAAAAACCTGGAGTAAAATTTCCCACTGGCTACCGATCAGATAGTCAGTAGGAAAATAGATAGCTAGACCTTTTTTCTAGCTACCTATTTTGTGTTACTTACTTTTTAGCTTTTGCTTTTGCAACGGCTTGATTTCTCTTTCTGATAGTCCATAAAACCTTTGCCAAATCGTCACGGGTTATTCCGTGCTTCTTGCATACCTTTGCGGCTATCTCCTTTGCCGTGAACATCTCTAAATCCTTTGCACCCTTATAAGAACTATAAATGCGGTCAATTTCGCATTGACGCTCGCTTACTTTCTTGTTAAGGCTATCGTTGAGATATACCATATAACTAGCGGCTTGAGCTATAGTAGTAATCGCATAAGGTTTTCCGTCACGATATATCATATCGTTTTCGTCTATCACCAACGAAAGAAAACCCTCAGTACTCATGCCCCAAGTTGGGGCGAATTCCTTTGCCAATTTGTTGGCAAAGATACGATTAGTTACCTTTGTACAAATGGCGGTCTTGATAGCGTCCGCTTTTGCTTTTGCGGCTTGATACTCTGCATTATTCAATAATGCGTCCGCTTTTGCGTCACTGATAAACTTTGCACTATCTTCTGAAATAATAGAAGAAATGCGAGATAAATAAATATCTCTTCTTGTCTGATTCTTTTCCATAACTAGAAACTTGAAATATTATAAGGGATTTAAGGTACCCTATCTAACCTTTTTATACTGCAAAGGTACTAATAAAAAGTGTAAGTAACAACACCCTATTTTTGATGTGATTATAAGTAGCTAACTAACTGATATTCAGCTAGTTATAAAAGTGTTAATGTTAAAATAAGTGTGCAAAACATAAAAATATATGTAAAAACGTTAAAATGTAACGTTTACGTAACTTTTTATTGCTATCTCTACTTTGCAAAATAGGTAGCTAAGAAAAAGCGGGTGTAAAACCGAAAGTAAAAATCGTTAAATCATGAATATTTAGCCATTTTTAGGTAATTATATATTATAAAGTTCGTAACTAGTTGATAATCAGCATACTAAGGTGTATTACAATGCTAGTACACCAAACACTTAAATGCTTGATAATGAGGCGTTTATAAAGTTACGAATTGATAGTAAAATAATCAGAAAAGCCGTATATTTAGCGTATATTTATACGAGTGCAAAGGTATATTTAAACATATGTAACCAAATGTTAATGTGAACAAACGTTAATTGTGTCCAGTTGGAAAATGTAAGGTTTTATTGGGTCAAGTAACATGTAATAATCTTTTGTGTTCCACGACGTATATTTATGCAAAAAGAATGAATTAAAATACGTTATAAGTAGTTGATATTCAAGAGGTTACAACGTTTTAGTTTATAATATAAACCAACATTCTTAAAATGTGTTAAAATGTGTGTTTCACGTTAGTTTATACTATGTAAACCAACATTATTTGTAATAACTTTTCGTGAAGCACCCCCGCACCCCCTTGCAGCCCATAAATCCAGCGGGTAGTCACCTCATCTAAAAATTTTTTCTTCTGATTTTTCGACCTTCTTGTAAATTAAACTTACTTTGCCTTCAAAAAGTATATTTATGCATATTCATACACTTGCCTATTTTTAACATTTGGCATCATTAACCCTTACTTTGGTGAGCAAAACCATAAATGTATATCTATTATTCATTAAATGTATACTCAAAATGTATATTTATACCCTTTATTTACTAGTGTTTTAGCGTATATTCAGGATATTATCTGTATCTTTGTACTGTCCTATTTTTAATGGTGACAAGTTGTAAGGACGAGCTGACACGTGTTATCCGTCAGAAATCCCCTGTTTATCGGGGTAAATCCTACACAATAACGCAAAATTAATATTATTATTGTACACAGATGGAAAATGGTATTGCTATAGACACTTTACACAGTCAGCTTCTCGACCTCACGAGGGACGGAGAGTACGGTTTCGACGGACTCCGGTGCCAGGACTGGGGCAAGGCTAACTCCGAGAAGTTCAACAGCCTGAAGTCTCAGTTCGTCAGGTCGATGAGGATGCTGGCGAAGAAAGCTCCGGTGAAGTACTACGGAGGTTCGTACTACATGTTCAACGGAAAGATATACGAGGCTGTTCCGAAGGTGGTCCTTGAGCAGGCCTACCAGCTTCTGCTTCTCGACCTCGCACTTGCTCCTATGCTCGGTCAGAGTACCGTGATGAACAAGTCGTTCATGGAGGTGATAGAGTGCTACAACATACTTAGGCCTTCCTTCGACATAGTTGCCTTCGCCAACGGAGTGGTTGACTTCGGAAGCGGATTGCAGAATCCGAACGTGATGCCTTTCTCTCCCGAGTACCATGTCACATACTATCATCCTTACGACTACAATCCGAAGGCGAAGTGTGACAGGTGGATGAACTTCATCAAGGAGGTCCTTCCGGACAGGACATCGAGGATGATCCTCCAGATGTTCCTCGGACTCGGACTCATCCAGAGGGGTACTGCATACAATCCGTACGAGGGAAAGGAGTCATCGAAGATTGAGCTCTGTCTCCTGCTCATCGGTACGGGAGCCAACGGAAAGAGCGTCATCTTCGACGTTGCCTGCAACATATTCGGCAAGGACAGGATAAGCAAGATGGACTACGCCGACCTCACTGCCGACGGCGACGAGGGAATGAGGGGAAGGTATCCTATCAGGAACGCCATCTTCAACTGGTCTTCCGATTCCGACCCGAAGAAGTTCGGAAGGAAGAACACCGGAATGTTCAAGAGGCTCGTGAGCGGTGAGCCTGTTCCGATGAGAAAGCTGGGCAGGGATATCCTTGAGGGAAACTCAATCCCCTACCTCATCTTCAACCTCAATGAGCTTCCGTTCCCGGACGATGCTTCGCTCGGATTCATCAGGCGCTTGCAGTACGTGAGCTTCGACGTAACCATCCCAAAGGAGAGGCAGGACCCGGAGCTGGCGAGCAAGATCATCCGTGAGGAGCTGAGCGGAGTGTTCAACTGGATATTCCGCGGAGCGATGGAGCTGAGGAACAGGAAGTACAGGTTCCCGGCAGCTGAGGGCAGCAGGAGACAGCTGCTCATCTCTCTTCTAGGAAGCAATCCTATCTATGCCTGGATAAGGGCATATGATATGAGGTGCAGTCGGGAGGCGAGGGGCGAGATTTCGGAGTGCATGCTTGCCAAGGAGATGTACGAGAGGTTCGTCGAGTTCTGCAAGGCCAACGATGTCGAGGAGAAGGATATCCCTACGATTCAGAAGTTTGGGCGTGATATGAGCGACAAGTACGGCTTCTTCAAGAAGAGGTCACAGGGCGGAATGACGTATCAGGTGTACGGCGCGCAGATGATTGACCTGAAGCAGGAGCTTCTCATCAATGACGTGAAAAATAAATTGCGTGGTGAGGAGGACATCAAGCAGCCGGAGAGCTTCATTCAGCCTGATGATTAAAGAAACCGGTGGCCGCAGGGCGGTGGGACATGCCTTCGGGCATAAGTCCGGGCAGACGGGAGGTTCGAGTCCCTTCCACGGTCGGCGGCCACCATTAAAACAGATTTCTATGATAGACAAGGAATATATCAAGGAGATTATCTCCTGTATCACGAAGAAGAAGGCTGACGGGAATATTGTTCCGGCCACCGCTTCGATGAGCGAGATTATGACTGCTGTACGCGAGGATGCCCTGGAGTGCATGAGGACCATGTGTAACGAGAGGGAGATTGCGGTGAACAGGACGTTGAATAGTGTTTCATTTAAATGTTTGTAGCTTATGGGAGAAAAACTTATATTTTGTATATCCGATGCCTTTATAGATGGCGACAGAATTCGCGGATCTATTCATAATGTTGTGGACAAAGCGTTCGAGTCTGGTATCAAGATGTCGTCTTGCCGATACAAGGATCACAGCATAACGCTTGACATGAGCTTTGAGCCGGAAGGTGGTTTTGACAAGATGCTGCTAGAAATTCTCTACGGTGACAGAATCAGGAAAACCATTGAACGCCTCAATAACGAGTGGCTGGAGAAGATGTGGAAAGCTTCTTGTGAAGATCTGTCAGTTTTTAGATTTGAGCAGATACGTGAAAGGTTCGAAAAGGCGCAGGAGGTCCAGGATAAAATCCATGATAATTGGGATAGAATCCGTAGAACAAGATTTATAAAGTGGTAGGTATGAGAAGACATCACAATCCGAACAAGGTTCCGCCGTTCAAGCCGGACCCAGAGCATTGGACCAGGAAGGTTCATTCCTGGAAGGCGAAGGTCGCCTATGAGACTGAGGATGATGCCTGGGAGTTCCTGAAGACTCACCCGAAGCTCATCGAGCAGGGAATGACGGTCTACAGGTGCAATCTGTGCAATATGTTCCACTGCGGGCACAAGTATAACAAGAAATAGTTGAGAATATGAAGAAGAAAGGATATTACGAATACGGAAATGGAATCTACCCTTTGAAACTTTGGGTACACATCGGTAAAGACTTGAAAGAGCTGATAGATTCCTGTTTTGACGGGTGCAATGCTCCCGATAGAGATTACGGCGGCGTAACGTATTCAGATGCTGTCAGAAAGAGCGACAATAAACGTGGTGTTCTAGTCTCGTTTCAATGCTCGAAGGATATGTCGATGGATTATTGCTGCCACGAGGCTTCTCACGCCTGCGATGCCATCGAGGATGCCATTGGCATGGAGCACGGCGACGATCCATCTGCCTATCTGATTGGTTGGATTGCGTCTTGCATCAACAAGGCTCGTTTGGGTTTAGGCGATTTTATTGAGATTGAGAATGATGAAACTAATTAGCAAAGAAGAAGTGAAGAAAAGCCATAAGGACATTCTTGGTTTGGATTTGTTGTTTGCGGAGAATTTTCCTCCATATAGTAGATTTTTGGAAAAATGTTTAAATACTTAAAATACATCATGTACGTCGGCATCTGTGGCTACGTGCATACAAAAGGAGAAATAGCTTATGAATAAATATGGTATTGAGGTTGGAGACCGTTTTTTACTCCCATTCAAATATGTCACTACTAGAAACTGTCCTACCGAAAACGATGATTTTGCAATCGTTAAGCAAAGATGCGAAACACGGGTAGAAGTATTTTGCGACCAGAACGAGCAGTTTGTTTACTACGATTGGATTGTCACAGATTACTGTCCGGTGTTTACGGTTGTAGGCTTTCTAAAAAGCGACATATACGAAGATGTTGTTTATGTTAAGTATAAAAACAACTCAGAGACATTTATGTGTCAAATGTTGGCTGAATTTGTCTGTACAAACGGAACTCGTATAAATTAATCTTATTTGAAAGATTATAAAAATAGTTAGCTTATGATTAAGAAAGAAGATATTAAGGTTGGGTCTGTCTTGCAGATTAGAAAGGTTGATTTAAGGGACATAACAGATATGTCGTTTATCCACCAAATAGACCCTAACAACATTTACGAGTCCTTTGCTATTAAGGTTGTTTCTATAGCGAATGGAAGATGTGAGATTGAATTGGCTGTATGCGCATATGTATCACATGACGTTGATTTGTGTAAATTAGCGAAGGTTTCCGTCTTTGCGAACGAATTTACAAACAAAAAGGCAGAACAAGTATCTCACCCATCCCATTATGCGTGGCTTAAGGATTTATGTGGTGTTGAGCCTTTGGATATTTGCAGACACCTTGACTTTAATACAGGGAACGCTATCAAGTATCTCCTGCGCAAGGATAAGGTGGATGGCAACAAGACCAAGACCGAGAAGCGCATCGAGGACTTGCGTAAGGCGGTGTTTTATATCCAGGACGAAATAAAATTATTGGAACATGGAACAGACTGATTACACTTGCAAGGATTGTTTCTTCTTCAAAGATGGGGTTTGCAATGACCCTAATGAGATTAGGTTTACTTCTGAGGAGAATCCATCTTGCATTAGTTTCGAGTATAAGGAAATAAAAGTTGAACTTTAAAATATTGTTATCATGGCGTTACCATTTGGAAAGACTATCAAGACAAGACACTTCACAGTACTGAAGTTCAGCAAGAGCTTGTCTAAGAAAGAAGTTGCTTCACTCAGAGAGGATATCCCTGCTGATATCAAGAAGCATTTACAGAGAGGCTCGCTGCCTTTCATCAAGATTGCGAACATTGCCGGCACATGGGGAATTGAGTACTCTATCGGTACATCTATGTACGCTGCGCTCGATGAATGTGTTCCTGTGGCCGTAGGAGACCATTATGAGTTCTCCAAGGATGATGGAAACATCATCGAGGCATTTGCCCAGCTTATGTATGCGGATACATCATTGCCTGGCGATGCAGAATACACGGCAGGTAAGTTGAAGCTTCGTGACGAATACCTTGCTCGTGAGGCTGCAAGAAGAAACGCTGCTGCCGACGAGGGGAAGACTGAAGAGCAGCTTCGCAAAGAAAGCGATGAGGCAGTTCAGGAGGTCATCGACCGAGACAAGCACGCCGAGACTATTCTTGAGATGGCAGAACAGATTAAGAAGGAAGGAGGCAAGGATGAGCGATAAATTGCTTGAGGTCGTTCAAGACCATACTTCCCTAGTACAGGCACTCCAGTTCATTTTGGAGGCCGCAGAGACGAAGAAACTGCCATCATACGGTGTTCTTCCTACGTTTAATGACGATATGCTTGAAGATCAGGTGCGAATTGCGCTTGAGCTCATCACTGGAGAGAAGTATCCCTGATTGAATTTATATTTTTCTTCTACTTTATATATATAAAAATGATGGGTGGTATCTGTGAAGACACCACCCATCTAACCAAAAAAAATTTGAATTATGATTCGCAGAAAGAATCTGTGAACATTTATTCGCCTGCAAAGGTACTTGGTTTTGCTGAAATTCTAGTAAAACAAAGTTACTTTAACACGAATTTAACTATTTCCCACCCTTACAGAGTCCATTTTTAAATAACAAGCAGTCATTCTTACCGGTTGGATAATTTATTGGGAGGTAAAAATGACAAGTCGTATCTTCCGTCTGAAGTTCATCCTGCTTAATCTTAGCAAAATCCCCAATCATCTTTGTGTAGTCAGCCCATTCTTTGCAAGACGAACTCTTGAGCTTCGAGCGAGCGATAACGAGGTCTTTGAGAATCTGTTCCTTTGACGTAGCCTTTGCAAGCTGTTCAGGAGACAGGTCCTCACTATGCTCATTTTCAATTTTCTTGCCCTGCACCTCTGCGATTCTCTTCTGAACGGACTCCTGGGCTTCTAGCTTATTCATCTCGTTTTCGAGGAAGGATTTCTCCCAGTTGAGTCCCTCGCCCTGGAATGCGATGGACCAACTGTCACGGACGGACATGCCAGTACCGCGGAGACTGGCGTAGATGTAATAGCGAGGATCTTTCATCTTGAGAGCCTTCGCCTTCTTGTACGTATCGACGGATAACGTGTATCCTTTTGTTTCTTCAATCATAATCTTATTTCTTTTTATTATCCTTGAATGCAAATACTGTGTAGCAACAACACGAAACGTGAAATGGCGGGTATGGGTCTTTGAAAGAATGGATGCCAGCGTCGGCTTCATTTTGACAAATGTCGCACGGATAACTGCTTCCTCTCTTGACGTAGAACCCGATAGCCTTGTTCTCCTGCCCATACTCCTGCTCTGCCTGTCCCCACGCTAAAGCAATCACCTGAGAAGCGTTTCTTACGATGTTCTGATAGGCGTTCTTGTAGTAGCCCTTTCCGTAAGAAGGAACATCGATGTTGATATCCTTTCTCTTCGCTTTGGTAATGACTGATGTGTGATATGGGTCCTTGTAGCCGGTTCGGATGGAAGATAGGAGTTGCTGGTCTGAATATCCCATAAGAGTACCCGCCTTGATCATCCTTACAATATCTTCCGCAAAGTTTCCGAGATAGACGGCGTTTCTTTCGGATGTCGTCTTTCCATAGATATCGCTGACGAGAAACGATTCTATATTCTCGCTATCAATCCCGAGAATTTTGCATGAAGCCTTGGAGTAGGCAGAGATGTAGCTATTGATACTCTCCTCTGCCTCAGCAGTAATATTCTTGGCATAAGAGAGCAGGGCTGACTCGTTTGTGAGCCTGCCCGCACCTCTGTATCGCTTGCTTGCGGCAATTATTTTCTGTGTCGATTTCCAGAGAATATCCGCAACATGCTCCTCGCAGTTTCGGATTGCCTGCAAACGCTTCCTGCTGTAATCGACAGAACGTTTTAACTCATCCATAGGCTTACTTCTTTACGGTCTTCCAGTTGTTACGGCCCGGCCAGTTGCCGTTCTCATCCCAGTCTGTCCCGCTTTTGTTCGGCCTGCCGGCGCCACGACCAGTACGTACGTTTCCGCTACCTCCATTCTGAATCCTCGCCGTTGCCTTCTGCTCCTCGATGGCATTCTCTGTTTCGTTATCCGCACGCTGCATATCCATGAGGAGGTCCTGCTGGTCCTCTTCCTTCTTCTCGCGCATAATGCGGTCGTATTCGTCGTTGACTGGGAAGTCTGGGCAACGCTCAGATGCTGTCTGCTTTGAGAGGAAGTTGTTTTGAACAGCTGTCGCTAAGTTTGTGATTATTTCAGATTTATTCTGATGCACATAGATTTCCACCCAAGCGTGAATAGGAAGACCGGTCATAGTGGCCATGCAGTTTTCTTCAACTCCGATACCATACTTTGAGATACGAACAAGTTGATCCAGGAACGGATGCATCTTCTTAGCATCGTTCTCTGCAACCTCGATGGCAGGAGAATAGAGCAGCTTGATAGCAACGCCCGGAAGGTCACCCGACTTCAGCTCCGGTGGCTTTACTGTGAACGAAAGCTCATAGATGAGGTCATACGACTTGTTGAGCTGTGTCGCAAATGCATCGGAAGCGTCTGTTCCGTTAATGAAGTCAGCATCACCATTCGTATCGGTAATCTGAATCATCTTTGCAGAACCATTCGTGTCACCAACAACGGTAATATCATCTCCGTCACCCTTCAACTTCATTATAGGGAAGGCGTAAGCCTTGTTGTTCTCGCAGAGATAAGAGAAAGCTTCCTCGTAGTCCTCGATGTTCTTCTGTACAACAGACCAGCATGGACCGTCATCGTTTCTTACGTATGCAACAGGGATAAATGGGAAGCCGTGATCTTTCTCTTCAACGCAAGTGTAGTCGTCGATTCCGAATATCTTGGCAATTCTCTTGATAGTCTCCTTGACCTTGCCCTCGTTAACTTGCTTCTTGAAGCGGTAGAATTTCTTGTCATCCCACACCTCTACCCATTCAATCTTTTCATTGCCTTCCTCGTCGAAGTCGTAATACTTGCGAGCAAACACAACGAGTTCACCAGTAAGAGGGTCGAACTGGGGATACAATGTGTCTCCTCTATCGAAAGCCAATGTGCGAGTACCGAATTTCTTGTTTTTATCGAAGAATCCGACTACAGCAGCCTCAGCAACCTTCATGTACGAACTTACAGCCTCATAGTGACGAATCTCCATATCGTGCATATACCATCCCTTCTTGAACTTGGCAAGGAGATTAATATACTCTTCCTGTTTCTTCATCTCAGGATCACCGGCAAGCTCAAACTGAATATCGTTACCTGTCATGTGGAGAACGTGCTTCGTATGAATAACCTGCTGGAAAGCAAATGCCGTTCTTTGAATCTCCTGGACATACCATTTCCCGTCTTCCGGGTTCTTTCTCCAGATGTCAGGGTAGAGATCCTTGTCGAAGATTTTGTGGGACGTAGGATAGAACTCACGAAGGAAGTCCTTCTGAGTCTTAATCACTCTGTACAATGTATCTTGCGGCATCTGAGGGTCTTCATTATCGGACACCTCGTTCCTGCAATAGCCATCGTGGGTCATGTACCCCTTTGGCGTGAGTTCAAAGAAAGGCTTCTTTACCAGAATCTTTCTGAAATTTGTTACCTTGATAGCATCCATAATCCTTTTACCTTTTTATTTTTCTTTTTTGTTAAACTGAATATCATTACATAGAACCAAGATTCAAAGAAGTCAGGCGAGTGCCCGACATATTTCTTGGCAATCTTCTTAGGTAATAGCTTGAATCCCCTATCATCGCTATTCTCGTCACGTCTGAGCATCTTACGCTCCTTCTGAAGAATCTGTCTGAGAGGGACCTTGTCAAATCCGTTTCCTGAATACTTTCTTTCAAGCAGGGCCGAGTCGATGGAAATCTGCTTCTCCTTTATCATCTTATAGAATAACCACGCACACTGAGACTTCAAATCCTTATAGAGGTATTTGATTCCTTCTTCTTCCTGATGATTCCTAGCAATAGGTGCTGCCTGGTTGTTGAATGGGACGGCATCTTTGAAAAATCCCTTGAAATACTGACCGATACCCTGCATATCGTAAGTGAAGTTACATTCCTCGACACCCCACTCTCTCAGCTTGGCCTCAACTACAGAAACGAGCGTCTTAGGGTCCAGCCTCAGCACAACCAAGTCTTTGCAGTGCCATCCTTCCCAGAGCCACATCACGAAGTTATCGCCGCCGGTGAAAGCAATATCGGCAGAAGCTCTGCGTTTTCCATCTCCTATCTGTTCTGCATTGTCGTAGATTTCATCAAGGTCTTCCATCTTGATCATGTCATCGCCGGCAGCTTTCCAGTTCCAGTTAGCCTCCAGGTCTCGCATACGCTGTTCCTCATCCTGCTGTGCAAGGTTGGCGATATATGATGCATCGGTGGAGATAAGCTTAATGTTCTCTGATACGTCTGCACGGATGAACGTTGCTGACTTAATGAACATTTCGAGCTTAGTGTATCCAAGCTCCTCGTAGCTGTCCTTCCAAAGACTATCGATGATACCCTTGCACTGCTCGTACACCTCTTCCCTTGTGTCACCCCAGTAGATTGAGTCCGGTGTATCTCCATCCATGAAGCAGTATCGAATAACTCCATCACGTTCCGGTATGATGTAGCCGTTCTCGTCAACCCACCAGTCAATGAACTTTCTCACCCAAGATTCCGGGTCAGGGTTACAGGTGATCCAGAAGCGGTTTCGGATATGTGCTGCGTTTCGGTTGTTGGTCAAGAGGTACTTGAACTTCTTGTATGGGCACTGAGTACCCTCATCGATGCAGACATACGCATACTGTCGTCCCTGGAATCGTGTCTTGAAGTCCTGATAGGCTCCTGCGTAGTACGAGAATTTGAGCCATCCTCCGTTATTGAAGTTCCAGGTCATATCATTTTGAGACTTATTGTAAGTTCCAAATTGGGAGAAAAGTTTATAAGAGTCGGTTACCAGCGACTGTAAGTCATCTTTCTCGTTTCGCAGGATGGTCGCATGAAAGTCTGGATTCTTGATATCCTTCAGAACTTCCATGAGAGAAGAGAAGGACTTTGAGTTGTGGGTGACAATAAAGTCCTCGACAACGAATAGTGAGTCTGGATTCTCAACGGCGATGCAACAGCAGTTTCGCTTGCCGACCGGTTTACAGCTGACAATCCTCCTCTTTAATTCCTTCTTTCTGTAATCGAATCTAACCTCCCATTTCTTATTTGACTTCCTCTTTACGTAGCAAACAGAACCGAGACTATCAACCAGATACTTGAAATCGAATGCTTTCTTCCTTGTCTTGAAAGTCTTCTTCCAGTATTTTCCAGAAAACCTGCCTGATGTTTCGATGATATTCCTTAAAGATTCAGTTCTCTCCGCAACAGAGGCTAGACCGAACCTTTCATCAAACTCAACAGGCTTTACGCAAGGGATAGCGATATGGTAGCCTTCATTGATGTAACTTGCTATCTCACAGGCAAGATGCGGCATAAGCCTCCTGTCGCCATCGATAGACACATTCCATATATGGTCATCCGAGCATACTACACTTGATCCGTCTGATAGCTCAATTTCATAGCAATCTCTATCCGGATAATCAATTCGGCCTAATACCCTGTGCTCCTTACCGTCATGTCCTATTACGGTGTCACCATATTTAAGATTCTTGATTTTAATGAACCCTCTAGTAGTCAACACTCTAGTGTCTTCATCCAGTGGGCCACCTCGCGAGCCGCCAACTATCTTAATATCAGCGTCTATAGACAGCATACGCTCCTGTCCGCCACGCTGAGCTATAATCTTCAGCTTGTCGGGATGCTTCTTGTCGGTGTCTCGTAGAGACTGAATATACTCTTGCGTATATACAGGTTCTCCGTTATCCAATTTTAATCCTGAATAAATATCTTTCTGCATAAAAATACTTTTTATACGCAAAAATACACAATATTTTTGTATAATTGCATAATTATTCGTATATTTGCGGTATTAAAACGTATATTTATACATTTTCGAAGTGGAAGAACTACTTCAAGGATAACATTTTTAATAAAACAACAACATGACAAGAGAAGAACTCTTAGCATTAGTGAACAAGGAGGCTGATACCACCAAGTTCAAATCACTTAGCCAGAAGACCATCAATGAAGAACTTGATGATGTTTTGGAAGATTTCGGTGACGATGAGGCTGCAAATGCCAAGTTGATTACCAAGTTAGCAAACCGCCTTAAGCGCATGGACGGAAACCTGCACAAGAATGTCTCTGACGAGATTAAGAAGAGCAAGGAGGAAGCTGAGCGCAAGAAGAAGGAAGAGGAAGAGGAGCGCAAGCGCAAGGAGGAAGAGGAGGGTAGAACCGGTTCTGACGACAAGTACAATGAGCTTCTCAAAGAAATCAAAGCTCTCAAGGAAGCTAACGCAGAACGAGACAAGAAGGCTGCAAGGAAGGCAACCATCGAGTCTGTAAAGGCAGGTTTGAAGGATAAGTTCGACAAGGCAAACCTTGAAATGAAGAACTACTTCCTCAATGCTGCAATCGCAAAGCTTGAGATTCCGGACGAAGATGCCGACATCGACGACCTGGTTTCTAAGGCTGAGAAGATCTACACCGCAGAGTACAAGGAGGCTACCGGTGAAAACGGTATTCCTGCAAAGGGACAGCGATCATCTGGTGGCGGAAGCTCTACTGACGACGACAAGTTCATGGATGAGGTTGCCGAGCGTCGCAAGAAGAGATATGGCGGCGGTGAAGACAAGAAGTAATTTCAGGATAACAATTTAAAAAAGGTAAAAAGATTATGGACAACACTTCTATTTCCTACATGGAACAGATGGGTACTCGTGGTATGCTGAACCACGGTGCAACCATTGTTCAGACAGAAGGTAAGGTCGGTGGAACCCGATACGTGTTTGCAGGCCTTGAGGCACTCATCAAGAATGCCTTCGTTCACCCACCTATTGGTGGTAAGCTTGTCAACCCATTCAAGGGTCAGGCTAAGATTTATGCCGGTGACTTGATCGAGCACGACCTTGGCTTTACAGCAGGCAACGAAGGTCCTGGTGCTACCATCAAGATTCTGAAGGCATACGGTGTAGCAAAGGCTACTACTGCGGCTACAGACACAGACATCTACATCGTTCGTAACGGCTTCGTTCACATTCCGTTCCCTGGCGACACCATCATGGTCGGTCAGAAGGACTTCAAGACAAAGGCAAAGGGTGTGACCGTGACCGCCGTGGAGGCAACTACCGACACATCGGCTGGCGACGTATGGAAGCTGACCCTCTCGGAGACGCTTGGAACATTGAGCGCTGGCGACGTGCTGGTGGAGGCAGAGAAGGCAGGCGCGAGCGTGCTGCCAATGGTAACCAACCCTAACTGCTTTGCTCCGAACGACAATGACTTCCCTTATTTCGATGTCGGCGGCGACAAGTACCACAAGCCTCGTACAAACATCAACTTCTGTATGTTGAATCCAGACTGCGTTATGTGGCTTGACCGTATGGGTCCTGTTCCTCCTGCTGTCAAGGCGATGAACAAGTCACTCTACCCAGAGTTCTGGCATATTTAACCTATTGTATAACGTAAAAAGATTGATTCAGGATTATGGCAAAAATTGATATTGGTGTCGAGCAGCTTGCGAAGTTCTTCACTGGTAAGGGCAACAACACTTACCTTCAGAAGTTCATCAATCGCGACGGCGTACTTCGCTGTAACAACGGCTGGTATCTGACACAGGGTGACATCGATCCAAACCTCACCCCTACATCTAATAATGGCGACGCAACCTTCAAGGTTCGTCTTCGCAAATTGAACCCTGCAACCTTGATGAGCCTCCGTGCTCCTCTCGGCGAGGGCTATCAGAACGACCACGAGGGTATTGAGTGGTATACCGCTTCAATCCCAGACTTCGCTGCTGACGGCTTCCGTGAGACTGCGACAGAGCGTTACCACAAGATGCAGCTTCTCCGGGATGAGTTCGGCAACGATGCAGACCTGGTTGATGCTTATCTCGACAAGGTTCAGATATTGTCTGACTCTCTTAACATGACTATGACCTACATGTCAGCCCAGTTGAGTTCTAAGGGTGTCATCGACTACGACAAGATTGGTCGCGGTATCCAGGAGTCTCTGTATGACGCAAAGGTTCCTGCAAAGAACTTCAAGAAGGCAGGCAAGCTTGCCTGGAGCGACGCAAACTGCGACTTGCTTGAACAGATGCGTAAGTTTGAGGAGGATTGGCGCAATGAGAATATCGAGTACCGCAGTGTACCTCTCGTATGGCAGATGACCAAGAACGACTACAACAACGTATTCTTGAAGAACAAGCAGATTGCCGAGCTGTACAAGAGCTGGGCGAACGCTAACTTTGTGGCAGTATTGCAGAACTACGGTCCGAACAACGCAATGTTCCTGAAGTCTGTTGTTGACCTCAATGGTCTTTCTCCTATCGAGATTGTCGATGAGGTTGAGCACAACAAGCGCTTCGATGGAACCGTTACCGAGATTCGCGGTTGGGCAGACGGAACAGTCGTTCTTCGCCCTGCTGGTAAGCCATTGCGTTTCATGCGCAAGGAGATTCTCGACAAGCGAATCTTCGACGCCCTCGGCAACAAGCTCGTAGATGTAGCATGGGCACAGACCAACAACGGTCTCGGTCTTCTCCGTAACATGGTTACCGCTAACGGTATGTTCCAGGAGTTCAAGACAGACTTGTTCCTTGCTTCTGTTCCTGCTATGCTCGATTCTCCTTACCGTTGGATTATCGACATCACCCAGAAGGGCTAATTCTTTAACGTAACTAGATTGTATGACTATGGATTCGGAGATGAACATTTACACTGTGAACGACTACCTTATTAATAAGGTGAAGTTCGAGATGCCGATGAAGGCACTGCTGGGCATCATGCACGACAGGGAGCTTGAAAATGGCATAGACCTCGAAGCCTGCGACAAGAACAAGGTAAGACTTGCCTATGCCGACATGCTGAAATGGTTTGTTCTAGGTCCGAGCAAGGTGAACAACACCTCCGACTCCGATAACGGATGGACTCATTCGGGAGGTGGCTACGACATGTCGGACAACGACAGGAGCGAGATGAAGGCAGAGGCTAACGCTATCTATGCGGAGCTGGAGCCTGATTCGATGCTCAAGAAGAAGTCCACCTTTCGGGTGACCTCCCACGGAGTAAAGAGGGCGAATTATTCTCCTTGGGGAGAACCTCTCCCTCACATCATCAAATAAGGCGTATGGAAAAGGAAAACATCAGAAACCCAAGATACCCTCACACCATCAAGATCGTGAGGAAGGTCGTCGGAAAAGCCGACCCTGATGACCCGTTCGCCGATGATGATGCTCCGGTTGGTGAGGACAAGGAAATCATTCTCTACTATGGCGAAGGCCGCAGCTACACCGATACAACTACAGAGGGAGACAAGAATGTCGACCAGAACAAGAGGAAGGCATCGATTCCGGTCAGATATGACGAATGGGATGCTGACAGATGTCCTCTTGACGGCGACACCATCTACTCCACTGTCGGCAACAATACCGAGGTAGGTATGGTCAAGGACTGCGAGCCGGATAACAACAGAACCGTCGTGTATTGGAACTTAACAAGGGTTTAGATTATGGCGAAATACTTTAGCGGAAAGCGTCTGTCTCTCGGAGCGCAGTTCGAGCATCAGATTAAGCCAAGGGTCGAAAAACTGGCATACGACAAGATGCTTGCGATTATGCAGGAACTTGCTCACAGAACCGTCAACTATTTCAAAGAGAACAGGACGTTCTACAATATCACCGGTAACGCATATACTTCGTTCTATGCAGCAGTGTATTACAAAGGCAAGCTCATTTACATGGTGCGTGCCTCGAAGGGTGAAAAAGCACCAACGAGAGTTACACTGGCGGAGGGAGAAAAATATAATCTCCCGTTCTACTACGACGGAGGAGAGAACAAAGGCTACACCGGTTCAGTCGGTGGCGGTCACCAGTGGGGTCCAAACCTTCTATACGGACGTATCGGAAAGGTGAGATCTACCGGGAAAGACTGGGCACTCGTTGCGATATGTCCTGTTGAATATGCAGTATTCGATAAGGAGAACCGCATTTTCGAGACAGTTTACAACACATACGAGTCTCTTCCAGATATGTTCGATGCCTGCGTAGTGTACGCCAATAGTTCAACTTTTAACAAACTGTAAGCTATGGTAGATATCAAGCAGATATATTTCGACTTAGGGAACGCCGTAAAGGGTATATGCGACAAGGTGTACCCCAGGAATCGCCCTAAGGCTGTGGATACCAAAATAGGCAGCTATATCGTCGTAAGTGTTCCGTACACTATCAGGAACAACGAGATGAACTACGATGGCTCCTACAACTACTATACCACTACTATTCAGATAGAGGTGTATGTAAGAGATAAGGCTTCCTCGGCGAACCCGAACGGATTCAGTCCGTCGGAAATGAGTTGGAAGGTCAAGGCGGTCCTCGAAAGATTCCCGATTTCAACAGACAACATCATCGTTACCAGGCCGAACGTAGCTATTCAGGCTGACGACGGCGCAGGTTTTTCCGTAACGATCATACAGGGAAGGTTACGTACAAAATAAAGTGTATTCAGGTATAACAATTTAAAATATTTTAGATTATGGCTATGACAACTATTGACAAGATGAAGGACATTTTCAATGGTCCTAAGACTCTGCTCTACTCAAAGGCTATTACCGATTTGAGCAAGGCTACAGTTGACATCACCCCAGAGGTCGAGCTTCCAGTTACCGTTGACTCGCTGAAGGCGACTATGGATGACCCAACCATCAACCACTACAAGGTTATCGGTCTTGCTGGTGACTGGGCAACTACCGCAGAGCTCGGCGACTTCAATGTAGAGTTCGTTGTTCCTTCAAAGGCAAAGGACTTGCTGACAATTATGTTCGGCGAGGATGCTATCACAGAGCTGACCAAGGTTACTCTGAATGGTACAGGTGACGCTACCCTCGACGCTACTACCGGCTTTACAGGTATCGCTGTTGAGCCTAAGAAGTTCAAGATCAAGGGCACAATCGTTATCGTTGACGACGAGAAGGAAAACCTCATGGTTATCACCAATATCGCTCTCTACGCTACCTTGCAGTGGGACAACTCAGGTACAGAGCCGGTTGCATTCAAGTTCTCTGGTTCTATCGAGGGTGCAGGTAAGCGCAGCATCGCTTGGCTTACTAAGGCTCCAGCTCCCGGTATTGGCGGTTAATCAAGTATAGGCTTCTTTAGGTAATTAGATTCAGGATAACAAACCGTAGGGCGGCAGGCTAGTCAACAGCCGTGTCGCCCTTCTTCATTAATAGCATACAATCATGGCAGAAGAAAAGAAAATTGAGCAGCCTTCGGTGGACTTACAGAAGTTGCTCGACAGCGTGCTGCACGACGAGCCTACCGAGTTCGTGTTCCGTGGAAAGAAGCACAAGCTCGGCTGGCTTCGCAAGGGAACCATGAGCAGGTGTTCTCATATCAGGGCTAAGGAGAAGAACGAATGGAAGCGCAACGTCAAGATTTGCGTCTGCATCCTTCTCAACAACATCTGGAAGATTCGATTCCTGTATTGGATCTACTGGCGTTGGCTCTACTACATCAAGGATGTGGATGTGACCGAGGTTCTGAGGGTCCTAGATGTTTCTAAAAAAAAAATTCCATCGAACGCATTCTCACTGGCTACCATATTAGCGACCGGGATGACGGACGTGATGATGACGATGACGAGGAGCGAAGCAAAAGCTATCCAAGCAGAACCAGTTGGGGAGCAGCCTTCTCACTAGCTGAGAAGTTCGGTTTTCTCTTTCAGCGTAAGTACTTCATCGCAGCCTACGACTACTGGTGGGGCTATTCATCGGCGCAGATTGACCTCATGGTTGCAGACCAGCCTCTTGTCGTCTATCCTAAGGCCAAGAAGGAAGGCGGTCCGAAGAAGCATACCAAGAAGGAGATGGATGACCTCTACGACAGGTGGATGGAGAAAAAGAAGAACGAGGGAAGCCTCGTTGGCAAGAAGATAAGTCTTGCTGATTACTTAAACAATAAACTCTAATTTAAAAATATTCAGGATATGGCAGGTGGAAATTTAGGTGACTTGTGGTTTGACTTAAACATTAAAGACAGCAATGTTAGGTCAAAACTGAAAGAAATTTCAGAAGCACTTTCGGAGTTGGATCTAAAAACTGAGTCCGGAAGAAAGTCTGCTGAGAAGTTATTCAAGAACTTTAACAGAGAGAATAGCAAAGAAATCGCTGAGGATTTTAAAAATATAGCGGCCCAAATGGGCATTCAGGCTCAGGAAACTGCAAATCTCAGCAAAAGGCTGAAGGAGTTATCGGAACTAAAAGCAGACATTCTTCGTAGAGACAAGGAACAATCCGAGCACGGTAACTTTGTTGCGATGAAAAATGAAGCGCAGGCTGCACTTGATTTAACAAATAGATACAATGAACTTGCCAAGTTAAAAGAAGATATCTTAAGACGCGACAAGGAAATGGAAGCTCAAGGGGCTTTCGTGACGCTTGTTAACGAATCGAAACAGGCACAGGAACTTAATGAGCGTTACAGGGAAATGCAGCAACTGAAATCCGCGATTTTGGAGCGAGACAGACAGTCAACCGAGCACGGTAACTTTGTTGCGATGAAAAATGAAGCGCAGGCTGCACAGGAGTTAGCTGTCAGGGAAAGAGAACTCGCTGAGTTGCGAAATGCTATCGTACGCCGTAATGAAGAAATGATTGCTGCCGAAAATAGGCTAAGAGAAGCGACGGAGCGAACTAACCAGGCTAGAAGAGAAGCAATTTCAGTATCTAGAAAACAGGCAGAATCCCTTGTACGTGATAGAGTTAAGGAACTCGAAGCACAAAGACAACAGATCCAAGGTTTATTTGGAAGTGGAAAGAATGTATTAAGTACGCAAGAGTTAATGCAACTTCAACAGGCATTCTCGCAAATTACGCAAGAGCTTAATACATTGCGCAGTGCGATGAATAATCTTGGTAGTTATTCTATCAAAGATTTATTCTCCATAGGCAGAGGAACAAGCGAATATACTCCACTGATAAACAGTATGCGAACTGTAATTGATCAAAAACAGGAAGCGATAAACCTTGAGCGAAAACATCAAGAAGAGATAACGAGAACGGCTGCAAAGGCACGAAACGACCTTGTAGCAGCATTCGCCGGAGCCAACGCTGAAGCGAAGAAGATGCAATCCATAGTCGGAGACATCAAGTCTCTCTTCTTGCAGGGAGGTATTGTCTTTGGCGCGCAGCAATTCTTCAATTCAATCGTACAGACTGGCGGCGAGATTGTTCAGCAGCATGTAGCGTTGCGTTCTATCCTTGGAGATGTGCAGAAGGCTGACGAATTATTCGCCCAGACTCAGCAGCTTGCATTGCAGTCTCCATTTAAATTTGGAGAACTGAATCGAGATGTCAAGCAGCTGGCTGCATTTGGAGTTGAGGCAAATGACTTGTACGACACAACCAAGCGACTTGCGGATATAGCATCTGGTCTTGGTGTGGACTTCGGTCGATTGGGTCTTGCATTTGGCCAGGTAAAGGCTCGTTCTTGGCTCGATGGTAAGGAGTTGCGCCAGTTTGCTTACGCCGGACTTCCACTCTTGCAGAAGATAACCGAACTTTACAACTCAGAAGGAAAGAATGGCCGCAAGAACTATACCCAGGCGGACGTTAAGAAGATGATCTCAGGAAGGCAGGTCAGCTTCGAGGACGTTCAGAAGGTACTTTGGAGGATGACAGATGAGGGCGGCCAGTTCTACAATATGCAGCTCGTGTTGTCCGAAACCCTGCTTGGCCGCTGGAATAAGCTTATCGACGCTTGGGATATTATGCTCGGTAAATTTGCAGAAGGAAAGAATGTCATAGGCGGTACGTTCTCGTTTATTATCAACCGAGTAACAGACTTAGTATTAGCTCTTGATAAGCTATCCCCTGCTATGCTTTCTTTCGGAGCTATATTTGCTGCAAGGAAACTCGGACTGATGGCTTCCGGTAAGCTCGGGTTAGGTTCAATAAACAAGAACTACACTCAGCAGATGAACGCTCAGCTGAGGACTTACGCTATCGAACAGCAGCAACTTGTCACAGAAGGTAAGATTACTCAACAGAAGGCGTTGCAGAATGTACAGGTAAGGGCATACTTGCTGTCTGATACCGCTTCAAGAGCGAATGCTATGTCTCGTCTTGCACTTGAAGGGAAGATGTCTGTTCTTCAAATGCAAAAAGCGGTCAAGGAAGGTCTTATCACCAGAGAGCTTGTTAGTCAGCTTGCTGTGATGGGACAGATTACTGCAAGACAGGAGCAGATTATACTCGGAGGAACACGATTTGCCGCCGTAATGAATATGGGTATCTCTAAGATAGGTGGAGGAATCAAGTCTCTCTTTACGATGCTTGGCGGCTGGTGGGGACTTGCCATCGGTCTAGCTGTTCAGACATTCTCCAGCTACAGCAGTGATATGGATAGAATTTCTGAGAATGCGAAGGGATTTAGGGATTCGGCATACAACAAGAAGAAAGGTTACGAAGACGAACTTGCGAACGAGAAGCCTACAAACAGTGCTGACTTGCAGCAGCGGGTAAACTCGATGAAGGAACTCCTTCAAAATAGCGGAGATTATACCCAAACTATAGAAGATCAGATTACAAGGGCGAAGAATCTTAACGAGCAGTATGATATTCTCAATAAGGGCATAGTTGCCGCTCGTGATAACTCACAGCAGGAAGCAAACGACTCGGATGTAGTTGCAGGAGCACTTGGAGCTTCAGGCGGTTGGGGTTCCGGTAATCCTTTTGCAGACACGATAGAGGATGCTGTCGAAGACCTCAACGAGGCGGTTATTAAGTACCAGACGCTTTTATCTGGACTTGACGAAGATACAAAGTCGAGAATGGATAGCGTTGCTAATCAGTTCCTGAAGCCAGAGGAAAGAGCCATGTCTCTCGACGAGAAGATTCGTATTCTTGCAGAAAGAGGAGGTGCAAACTGGGATTCTTTCGTTTTGAAGTCAAGTAACGGAAGCAATGATATTGCAAATAGCATTTATAAAATAGGAATAAGGGCCAACAAGGTTAGTGATCAGATAAATGATATCGCCAAGAAAAATATTCCTAGAATAATTAGCTTCCTTAAGAAGTCATTTAATCTGTTCGGCGCAGATTTCTCGAAGTGGTGCAACAGGAATTCTTCACGCTTTGCGAGCATGATAGAAAGAATGCTCGATGCGTGCAAGGTGAATGTTCCTCAGATTCGGGAGTACTTGAAGTCTATCTTCTATCAGGAGGCCGGAGCAAAGCAGCCAAAGAAAGCTGGTGGTGGTAAGACGGAAAAGCCAAAGACACCTATGCAGCAACGAGTGCGCAGAAATCTATCAAAGAAAGGAAAGAGCAAAGCGAAGGTAGAATCACAGGCAGCGATGCTCGACTCTTACCTCGATGAAACTTCCGACTATAATACGGATAATAACCTGCAAACAGAGTTGCAGAACAGGTACAACGAGTATAAGAACCGCGAGAACAAGTTCAAACGCGGCAAGATATCTAAGGCACTTCGAGATGAGGCTTGGGAAAGCTACAATAGCTTGAATCAGGCGGCATGGGAAGGCCTCGGCTATAAATTCTATCCGCAAGACAAAAAGTCCAATAAGGTTCCGAAGGGAAGACACGGGAATTCAGGTCGCAAAGAAGATATAGAGCTCAAGCGTTTACAGGAGCGTCTAAGCAGTCTTAAGTCTGCAAGACAGATGTACCAGAAGTACAAGAGCATCATGCCGGACGAAGAGGCAAAGAAGAAGACTTACAATCTCTTCCCAGAGGTTACCGGCCTTAATCTTGACGACTACCAGAAGGCTGTCCATTCTCTCCTTGAAGGATTCAGCATAAACACCACCGAGAGAAAGAAGTTCCAGACTTCCATCTATCGTGAGGTTGCAGAGTGGCTCTTCGACGAGAAGGACAAGAAGGAGTATGAGAGAAAGGCAGCTGACTTCACGGAATTATTGAACAGGTTATCGAGTCAATGGGACTTGTACAAAGAGTTATTCAGTAAGACCGGTGATAAGAATTTCTCCAGTGCCGCATTCAGCAATCCCGGATATATCGATGACAAAGCAAAGGAACTTATAGTCGAGTATAACAATAAGTTCGGAAAGGACTTCCAGAGAGAGAATGCAATGTCGATGTCCGATTGGGTTGCAAAGGAAACCCTTAAAGGTTCGGGTGAATATGAGGCGTGGAAGAAGATAGTTGACCTTCTTCGAAGCAACTATATCAAGATTTTGCAAGATGCTGCCGACATCATCGAGAAGACGGAAGATTACGAGGATAAAATCTTGAAGATAAGGGAAAGATACAACGAGCTTATCAGCAAGACGAATGATCCTGGTATCAAGGCAAGGTACGAGATACAGAGAGACAAGGAGATTGGTCAGGTTAAGCTTGACAAGTTTAAGAACTCTTCTGATTATCTCAACTTCTACGGAGCCATCGTATCTCTCGGTATGGACAAGGCTCAGGCCATCGGAGCAAGAATAAGGCAGAATATCAACGAGGCTCTACAAAACGGAGCTATCGATGCGAGAGAGTATGCCAAGGAAATCAAGCAACTTGATGAGCAGTTATCGAAGCTGACGAGTCCAAAGAAGACTTTCCTCAATGGAGGTCTAAAGGGAATGGCTGAGCAGAAGATTTCTGATGCCAGCGAGCAGATGACAATCGCAGCAAGTAAAATTGCTGAAGGCAAGAAGGTTCGCGAACTTGGCCTCAAAATGGGAGACGAAAACTTCATCAAGCGTGGTGACAGCATGATTGCCAGTGGAAAGGCTATGATGAAGGCTGCTGAGATTCTGTTTAAAGATGGAACAAAGGCGAAAGAATCTCTTGATAAGTTTGCTAACGTAGTAAGCATTATCGACCAGAATGTCCAGGGAATGAGTGAAGCATTCAATGACATCAAAGAGACTGCTTCCCTTCTCGGAGCTGACACTGAGTCTGATGGATGGCAGGACGCTTCTGCGTTCTTCGAGACATTCTCCGGTATGTCAAGTTCACTGTCAAAGGTGGTAACAAGCGCGGAGTCCGGCAATATTGGTGGAATCCTTGCCGGTGTCACCGGCATATTTACCTCACCTATCAAGGCGTTTGCAAAGGCTCATGATGCTAAGCTCGACAGACAGATAAAGCTCGCAGAGAGACAGCTGAATGAATTGAAGAACCTATCTAGCAATATCAGTTCTGTTATCGAAAAGACGCTCGGTGGAATCTATTCTTACGAGAGATCTTCAGATACGACTAAAAAGCTCAACGATGTCAAGAATGACTATAAGGCTTGGGATGCTTATTCAAAGACTGATATGGGTAAGGCTTTCTTCAGTGGCAAGAACTTAAGTCACTACAGCAAGGAGACCTATGATGCTGTGATGAAGACAGAGACGAATCCTTCCGCATACGCAGATCAGCTCGCCCTACTCCACGCTCAGGAAGACGAGCTAAGGAAGCAGAGGCAAGCCGAGGATGATAAGAAAAAGACGGATAAGGATAAACTCGCCGACTACGACCAGCAAATCAAGGAGATGGAGTTACAGATCAAGACGTTCGCACAGGACTTCCTTAAAGACGTTTACTCTATCGATATGAAGAGCTGGGCAAGCACACTTACTGACACTATCGTGAGTGCATGGGCTAAAGGCGAGGATGCGGTAGATGCCTATAGGGAGAAGGTGAAGGACATGGTTCGCGATGTTACGAAGAATATCGTATCTCAGAAAATCATGGAGAAGGCACTTGAAAAACCTCTCGAATGGCTTACATCCGTTCTTGATGAAAAGGGACAGCTCGACGAGACAGATATGGATAAGTTTGCAAAGCAACTTTATGAGGTTGGAGAAAAAGTAACTCCTCAGATAACCGGACTCTTTGATGCAATGAAGAATAATGGATTTGATATGAGAGAGAACGGAAGCTCATCTGCCACCAACTCTGTTAAGAGTATCACAGAGGAGACAGCTGATCTCCTAGCCAGTTATGTAAACAGCATACGTCTCGATTTGTCTGTTGTTCGTGAGATGCAGGGGAAATTCTTACCTGAGATGAGTGAGATTGCAAAGTCTCAGTTGACTCAGCTTAACCTGATTGCTCAAAACACCTTGCGCAATGCAGATGCAGCAGAGAGAATCGATAAGACTGTCTCGGAGTTGAACGATAACTTCAACAGAGTTATCAATGGTACGAAATCTTTAAAAATGAAATAATTATGTTTGAAAAAAGAAATTTATCAGACAGAATGAAGAACGAGGCGGTTTCACTGGGTCTTTGCGCTCAGTGGACCGCCGAGTGGCGCGACAACTCATCCAAGCATGAGATGGTCGAGAAGTTTGTTAAGGGTATCGACTTCTGTATCGGAAGAAACTGGCCTTCGACCAAGGATATGAAGAAGTACTTTGGTGATGTCATTCACGATCATGGTGTGTATGTTGACGAGAACGTTGACCTGCAAAATCCGAAGGTTGTCATCCTTAATGGAGAGTGTGTAGCAAACATCAACTATGACTGGATGGATAGCGGTGAGATATATGTAAGACACAACTCTTCACTTTACCTGAAGGTTAAGGGATTCTCTAGGGTGTTTGTCAATCTGTTAGATGGTGCAGAGCTTCATGTTGAATGTGAAGATACCGCAAAGTGCTTCGTCTATCAATACGGAGGAACAGTCGTGAAAGCTACCGGATCAGTCAATATCAGGGATAGACACGACTTTAAGTTCAATTAACGCATATTTATGCGTATATTCTTGCATATTTATTTTATTTTTCGTATATTTGCAATTATAAAAAGTTGAATTAAGGTATGAAAGATTATTTCAGGATATACATGCAGAAGGAAGGCGATGGGAACGAGGTGAAGGACTCCGTCGCCGACTTCGGTATGTACGTTAGCGAGAGTCCGTTCAAACCTTGCGATGCCGTCAAGGAACCAATAAAGAGGGAATGGCACGATGAGCATGGTGATGACGAATATATCGGCAAGGATGGACTCTACATGGCGGCATACGAGAATAAGGTCAAGTTCCTGTTTAAGGGTAATGCTTTCGGGGCAAACGAGAAGTGTAAGGCTTTCATCGACTATCTCCGTAAGTCCGGCATGATGAAGATGTACTGCGACTTCAACAGGGTTGGAAGGCAGCATGTGAGACTGAAGAGCATTGATCCGGACCTATACAGATATCCGGGCAGCGAGGACTTGCTGGTCCTCTCTATTACTTTCAAGATTAACGACCCTGTTACTGACATCAATCCGGTTATGGACGCACAGGGCAGTATTTCAAATTTAGGATAGCATACAAATGAACACTTGGAATATTTATCATAAGGATGGCTCGAAGCTGACAGACGTTAACGGAGAGCAGATAACCGTTCATGGATTGGAGTACTCTGATTCCTGGATGGGCGAATGCTTTTTGACTATCAACTTCAAGCATGAAGTGCCTATCAACTTTCAGATAGGCGACTATATTGTCTATCGTGGCGAGCGATTCGAGCTCAACTACGAGCCGGGCAAGGATAAGCAGGCAAGACCTGACACCTACGGTGAGGGCTTCGTATATGACAGCGTGAAGTTCAACGCATTGCAGGATGAGCTTGCTAGGGCTGAATTTCTCGATGTGGTATTGAACGACAACGAACTTCACTACACTTCCCTACCGAAATTCCCATTCTACGTACAGACTCTGGACGATTTGCTCGACAGGATCCAGGCGAACCTCGACGAGCAGATTGGTGCAGGTCTTTGGAAGATTTACTCCCGAAACAAGGACCGTTCCGTTCAGCGTGGAGCCCTCGCAAGCGAGTGGTTGTCGGTTTATGGAGAGAAAACCGAAGATAACGTCATTGAATCGATGTCTATTACAGTGGACTCACAGACCTGTTGGCAGGCTCTTGCGCTTGTGAACGAGAAGTGGGATGTGAATTTCATAGTCAGAGGAAGAAACATCTATGTCGGTACTACCGGAATAGAAGCCGGACACATCTTCTCCTATGGTCTCGGCAAGGGACTCTACGAGATTGTGCAGAACGCAGATTCTGATCAGAGTGTCATTACGAGACTGAGAGCTTATGGTTCGGAGAAGAATCTTCCTTCTCATTACTATGCGGACCTCGGTGTTAAGTACGTGGCGAATATCACGAAAGTGGTTACAGCTAGCACAAATGTCGAGCTTGAACTGGATGTCGACTATATCGAGACATATTTCAAGAATAAGAGAAAGTACGTCGTTTCCGGTCAAACCCAGGAGCAGTCTAATGGATGGGTCCTTCAGGTAACGTTCGATTTTCAGACTACAATTACCGGTTATGTAATACCGTCTGGCAGCTCTGGTAAATGCAGGTTCTACTCCGAGTTAAAGGGAACACAGACTGACACCGGAGATGAGGAATCAAAGGAGAAGCTTGATGCGTTTATTGCGCAGGTCAAGGCCGGAAATACAAAGATGTATATCACGTCCGGTCTCAATAAGAAGGTCGTTCCTTCATCCATGAAGGAGTACACAAAGAATCTTCCGAATAATATGTCCATCAACAGGCTTATGCTGCCTGGATTCCCTCACGTATCGCTGAGTGATTTCTACGACTCTCTTACTGAACAGGAAAAGAAGTATGTGAATCCAACCGGGAAACTGCATAAATTCTCTACTGATCCATATAGACCATACATCGATTCTCTCAATATAGAGGAGATTGGACTCCGTTCGGCATCGCAGTTCTTTGATACTGATGATAAGACGAATGGAGTTATAGAAATCTACCCTACCATCGAGGAGATGGAAATCGGTGGTGTGCGTGTGGATGAGATTGATGAGGGAGTTGCTCCTGATGACGACGGAAGGTTTGGCGACAACGAAACAGTAAAGAATGTTGATATATACCTCAACAAGGCTATCGATTTCGACATCAACGACCTTAAGGATGATGACTTCTCCATCTCTATGAAAGATGGTATGTGTGGTGGTCGGACATTCAAGGTGGCATCCTCGACCAAGGTTGACGGAAGGTGGAGGCTTACTATCGAGAGAATCAAGGATGATGCTCTTGAGCTGTGGTTCCCATACAAAGACTACCCTATCAAGAATGGCGACCATTTCGTTCTTACCGGCATCACTCTTCCTGATTCGTATGTGAATGCCGCATCATTGAAGCTCCTTAAGTATGCTATTGCGCTCCTTGACAAGAATGACTACACAAGGTATGTCTATCAGCCTAAGGTTGACGAGCTTTTTATGGCGAGACAGCACGATAAGGCGCAGGCAGACGAAACCGGAACTATCAAGAGCCTGCACGATACACTGAAGGCTGGCGACCTGATGAACTTCAATGATACAGACCTCAATATCGAAGGAATTATCTCTATCGACCAGCTCACGATCAAGGAAGAAGATGGCAAGATTCCGACATACGACATAACACTTCGCGAGGACAAGGAGGTTGGAACCATTCAAAAGATTCAGCAGCAGATCTCGTCTCTTCAAAACGGAAATGGCGGAACCGGAGCAGGCTTGACAACTACACAGGTCAAGAATCAGGTCGCAACAGAGGGAAGCAAGCACTTCATCTCAAAGATAAACGACGACACCGCCAATGGCACAATCACCTGGGAAAAGGTGCAGAAACTTGTAAGTGGTCTGCTTGTCGGTAACTTCAACAATGAGAACGGCGGCTCGTGGACTCCCGATGCAGAAGGTCGTTCACATCTCATCACAGATTACCTGGAGGTGAGGATGAAGGCTATCTTCGAGGAACTGGTTGTCAAGAAAACATTTACCATTGGCGGTAAGGAGATTATTTCTCCTGCTGGCGGTGTGGTGGCTCATAAGGTAGAAGAGGTTACTGTGACATATAAGAATGTGTCACAGAAGGCTTATCGTTGCTATTTCTTAGCAGAGCAGGAAGGCGATTCTGTAGATAATGATTTCGCTGTTAACGACCAAGTGCGTTCGGAATCATTCAATGTACGCAAGGGCACTTACCACAAAGTTGGCAATCACTTTTACTGGCGATTGGTAATTGGTCGTGACGAGGAACCTGTGGAACTGGAAGGAAAGAAGTATCATTATATCGACCTCTCGGATACCGATTGCGCTACGGCAAGCGATGTTCCTGCTAAAGGTGATGTGCTCAACCAGTGCGGTAACACAACCGATGTAGAACGTCAGAACTGCCTTATCTTCTCGGCGGTAGATACCTATTCTCCATCCATCAGCCTCTATCACGGCATCAACAGCTATTCCTTTGCAAACAAGGAATACGTAGAGTATGGTGTGAATAAGCAGAATAACAAGGCATTCTTCAACGTCTATGGTGATATGTATGTAGGTGACCGACCTACTAAGGAGAATGGCTATGAGGGTAGTAGCTACATCAAGTATGACAGCGCAACCAAGCAGGTATCTGTTAAAGGCAAGATTTCTGCCAAATCCACTGTGGATGGCAAGGAACTGTCTCAGTATATTAAGGAGAACTCAGCAAAGGGCTTGACCGAGGAGCAGGTAAACAATCTCATCAAGAACTCGCAGGTCATTGCCGACTTGCAGAATCAGGTGGATGGGGCTATTGAGACTTGGTTTTATGAGGGAGTTCCAACACTGACTAATGCCCCTGCAAGCAGTTGGACGACCGACAAGGATAAAGATACTCATCTGGGCGACTTGTATTACGACAACAAGACGGGCAAGGCATACCGCTTTGCCAAGGATGGCAACACCTATAAGTGGACTGTCATTACTGACACCGATATTGCCAAAGCCCTCTCTGATGCAAGCAAGGCACAGGAGACCGCAGACGGCAAGATGAAGGTGTTCAGCACACAGCCTATTCCGCCTTATCAGTTGGGCGACATTTGGGTAAACGCTACCTATCCTACAGATGGCAGCATCTACAAGAATGAAATCCTGCGCTGCCAGACTGCCAAG